GACCAAAGGAATCGAGCGACTGAGCAGATTGAGTCGGCAAGACGTTGGGGATCACGTCAGCTAGGCGACGCCGACGAGGTGCTTCACGACGCGCAGCGAGAGGTCCTGGACGGATGCGAACAGTCCCGCGAACTGCGTCATGTCCTTGACCGGTGGGCGCCAGACTTCACGGCGGCCTTCGACGCCGTGCCCGTAGAAGTCGATGAGGATCGAATCGTCCTGAAGCATGCAGGTGCAGACGACTTGGCGCCCGGGCGCATCAACTTGCAGCGTCGGTCCGTAGAGCTGCAGGGTGCAGTCTCTCCCGGATTCGCGCATCCGCGTGGCGGCGTTGGCGAGCAACCCGTGCAGCAGTGCGAATGCTAGATGCGCGACCACGACTCCTTGCTCGCTTGCGGTCAGGTTGGCGCTCCACTCGCGGAGGGCTTGATCCTCCTGACGCTTGGCGGCGCTGAGGAGGTCCCGCACGGCGTCGTCGAATCCGCCCACGGGGGCAACGTAAGGGCGTGGCCGGTGGTGTCAACGCCCGTCCTCGGCCTCGACGAGCTTTGGCGTCGTTATGCACCGCGGGAGCTGCCGTCGTCCCAAAAAGACCGATACTTCGGGACGGAGCCCACGAAGCACCGCCCGCCACCTACCCACGACGCGACAGGGTTCGGCGGTGGTTCGGCTGGGCAGGTGAGGCTTTTGGCCCGGAGGGTTGGGTGGTACCTTCCGGGCCATGCCTGTTTCCGCCATCGTTGCTGCTTTTCGAGAAGCGATCCGGTCGAAGAAGACCGCTCGCAAAGATGACGTCGATCTCAGTGTTGTTTCGCACTGCGTTGCGCAGGCACTCGCATTGACGCCCGCCGAACTCACGCGGGTGACCGCTGAAGTCCGCGCCGGGATCGCGGAGGGTACCTTCAAAGTCTCGGTGCCACACGACGGGGCCGGCAGCATCGACGAGACCCAGTTGCCGCCCATGCCCAGTCTGCCGCCGGCGACGGTTCACGCGCAGCGGCCCGGGTCGGCGGTGAGCGATCGGCTGGTCACCCGGCTCATCAAAACGTGTGCGACGTTGACCCCGAAGGAACTGACGCTCGTGACCCAGGGGGTGCGGGCGGGGGTGGCGGCGCGGTCGCGCCCATGAGCGACTGGTGTGATACCCTCGGCGACGAATGTACGAGGTCAAGCAGGCGCACCTCGCCCGTGCCATCGACATCCTTCGTGCCGGCCCTCTGACGGCGGCTCAATTCGCGGCTCGGATGTGGCCAGACCGTCGAAACGACGAGGGCGGCGAGCGTTCGCACAGCCAGCAGTCCCACGCCGGTCACGCCTTTCTGCGCCGACTCCTTACCCTTGCGTACGTGGATCGCGTGGGCGATCTCTGGACGATCCGCCAATTCTCCGCGAACGGATCTGCCAGTCATTCTGCGAACGGTTTCGCGGATCCGTACACGAATGGTCTGCCGAATGGTCTGCCGGGTGGCCCCACCAACGGACCAACGAATCATCTCCCGCGGCATTCGCCGGACGCGTTGCAGGATTCACAGGCGGAACGATTGCGGCTCGGGCGGCTTGTTCATCAAGCGGCCGAATCGGTGCCGACCGTCACGCACGACGCCGCGTTCGGCGACATCCGGATCCGATCGATCGCGCTCGACGGTGCGCTTGTTGAAGCCTGCGGACTCGTTGTGCTTTCAGGCGAGAGCATGAACGTTTACCTCCCCTGCGGTGCACAGATGCTCGTCGGCCTCTCGCCGGCGGAGGGGGCGCGAGCACTCTTTTTGAAGTGGACCCAATCGGGTCAACCCCCCGATGTGCCGCGCGCGGGAGCCTGGATTCGCATCGAGGACGGGTTCGTCGCGACGCCGGGCTTTTGGCGCCCCGCAGGAGCGCCGGCGGGTTGGGTCGACCCGGAGGACATCCGCGCACGGATTCATCGTCAGCGGGTCAATGCGGGGCTCGCGTGACCCCTTCTAGGAAGCCCCGGTGGCCGTGCTGGTGGTGTGCGTTGGCCGCTGGCCTCTGCGCGGAGCTCGCCTGCCGGATCTGCCTGCCTTTCTGGCGTCCGGGCGTGTTCTTCGACCCGTGGTGGTGGACCCTCTACGCCGCATTTCGCGTTCTCTTCGAGCGCGTCCACCACCGCGACGATGACGACGACCGGAGGCGGCGCCGCCGCCGGCGCGCGGCGGGGGCTATCGCACCGCCGCTGGTCGCGCCGGCCATAACACACGGGTCGGGCGCTGGACTGCGATCAGGTGTTCGGTTTTGACGGGCTTTCAGGCACAACCCGCATCGGGCGCGGAGGCCGCGGACCGAGGTCTGCGCGGTAAAGGTGCTCGCGGACCAGTGCGTCCTCACCCGCGGGGTAGACGGTGCCATCGTTGGCGACGACGTCCTTGAAGACGGCGATTCCGCTTCGAAGATCCACCATCCGAACGTGGAGCTCGATGATGCTGACGAGGTAGTCGAAGGCTTCGTCTTTGCGGCCTTCTTTGTAGAGCACACGCGCCTGCTCGAGATCGCTCAGCGCGTCAGCGACCGTGGCGACGCGCATCTTGATGTCGTTGGTGATGCGCTCGATCTCCTCGACCGCCGTTTTCTTCCGCTCTTCTCCAGGTCCACTTCGCGGGTTTCTCATGCGGTCATGCTAACCGATCGCGGCGGCTCATCTGAGTCGGGTGTTTTTGGGTGCCGGCGGCGTTGCGGAGCACGAAAAGGGGCATTATCGTGGCGCACCTTGTACTACATGATGACGGACTGGCGGTTTTTCCGATAACAGACCATTATCGGAAGCAATGGTCGACAAGGTGAATGCGCTTGTTTCCACACACTCTTTCCCATCCCTCCTCGCCCTCGCCGCCGAAGTGGCGGAGGACAGGACCGCTCGCGCCACTCGCCGGGGCTATGCGGCCGACTGGCGGGCCTTCGAGGCGTGGGCGGCCACACATGGCCTTGAGCCTCTTCCGGCCCGTCCGGAGACGATTGTGGCGTACCTTGCCCACCTGAGCCTGGGCCACAAGATGGCGACCATCGATCGAGCGGTCGCCGCTCTCCGCCGGGCGCACAAGGACGCGGCTGTGGAATGGCCGGATCACCTCGCGATCCGCGAGACGCTCAAAGGGCTCCGCCGGCGGCTCCGTACGGCGCAGCGCAAGGCCACGCCGCTGCAGGACACCGACCTCGCGGCGATGCTTGCTGGGGCCAGCGAGCGCGATCGAGCGCTCGTACTCTTGGGCTGGGCCGCCGCCCTTCGTCGGTCCGAACTCGTCGCCCTGGTCGTCAGCGACGTCGCGTTCAGCCCGAGCGGTCTGATGGTCACGCTGCGGAACTCGAAGACGGACCAGGAGGGGGAGGGGAGGACTCGCGGCGTCCCGATGGGGCGCGGACCGCTCTGCCCGGTCCGTGCGCTCTGGAAGTACCTTGCCGAGACAGGGATCACCGAGGGTCGGATCTTCCCGATCTCGGATCGGACCGCCTCGGAGATCGTCAAGCGTTTGGCGAAAGGCGCCGGCCTCGATGCCGACCGCGTGTCTGGTCACTCGCTCCGATCGGGCTTCGCGACGACTGCGGCGATCAAGGGCAAGTCCCTCGCGAGCATTATGAAGCAGACCGGACACAAGTCCGAGCGCGTCGCCCTCGGGTACATCCGGACGGCCACGGTCTGGCAAGACAACGCGGCGGACGGACTGTTGTGAGCGCTCGCCTGAACCGAGAAGAGGTACGGATGTTGACTTTGGCGCTAGGTCCAGGGACGTCGTGGGTCGTCGTCCATCGAGTGGGTGAGAGGACGATCGACGATCAGCGAACGATCCGTATCGTCGACGACCTGCACGCTCGCGGGTACCTGTACTTGACCCGTTGCGGCCCAGACGGTGAGGATAACCGGTACCGCATCACCGACGCGGGTTTGCAGGCTCTGCTAAAGTCGACCGCATGAACCGTCGGTCCCTCCTCGCCTCGCTGCTGTTCGCCCCGCTCGCCCGACTGCGCACCAGGTACGCTCCGGTCTCGCCGATCCAGCGGCACCCGGCGCTTGCGAACAGCCACAAGACGGGACAGCTTCCAGAAGTTCAGTGGGATTCGCTTGACGCCGCGCAGCAGCATGTCCTCTTGCGAGCAGCAGGCAGCTACGACGGCAGTGCTGGCGCCGTTTTCCCGTGGGACTTCCCGACCGACCCACGATGGACCGCGGAGGCGTCGATCTACAACGCGGAGCGGTTGTCCGCGTGCGACAGCCTGTTCCGGCTCGGCTTGCTAACGTTCACGTCCAAGATGCCAGAGCACAATGGCGATTTATGCGGTTGGTACACGATTTCGCAGTACGGTCGTGAGATCATGCAATCGTCTTCGGTAGTCGCCTGAAGCGCGGCTGCCGTGACCATCACCATCCGCCGCACGACGCTCGCCGCCCTCGAGACCGACCTCCCCGCCGTGCTCGAGGAGCTCCGCACGATGGAGCTCCGGCGCCGGCCGTTCGTCATCGTCGACGAGCCGCTCTCGAAGCGCTTCGTGCAGTTCGGCCGGATCATCAAGTCGCACCCCGGCGATGCCGAGCGAGGGGTCGCCCCGCTCGGCGAGATGGGGTTCGACGTTCCTCTCGCCAACATCTACCTGCAGGGGTTCGGCAACGACCCGGTTGAGGGAGCGCGGCGGGCTGCGGAAGTCCTGCGTCGATGGCTGCCCGAGGAGGCGGAGCTCACGATCACGCTCGACGGCGAGCCGCTCGACTGAGGTACCGAGGTGATTGCCTCGTCGCAGGGCAGCTACGTGCTCGTTGACGAGGCACGGCAAGCAGTGGCGCCACCCTCACCGACGGCTTCGTGATCGACGTCCACGTAATGTCGATCTCGACGCGAGATCTTCGCTGACTTCATCGTCGCTCGGCACCGCACGCAATTGCCTCACAAGCGCTGGGACGTCTTCCGTAGCGGCTTCCCACACCACGTCGAGATCCACGTCCCAGTACTGGTGGATCACGATGTGTCTCATCCCGATGATCTGATTCCAGGGGATCGTCGGGTACTTCGCGCGGAAGGACGGCGACAACTGCGATGCAGCCTCACCCACGATGCCGACCTGACGGATGACCGCGTCCTGGATCATCGCGTCCCGTTTGCTGAGAAAATCGTCCTTGGCTACGCCGCGAGTGTATTCGCGGATACTGTCCGCCGCGATCAAGATGTCGTCGACGAACGCCTCATCGGTTCGTTTCACGCGAGCACCCCGGCGAGTCTCGCGCGACCATTTTCGTAAATCACGCGCTCGTCTTCGAGGATGGACTGCTTCCGGTGCGGATTCTTGCTGTTCTCGATCAGGGAACGCTTGATGAAGTCTACGCGGTGCCCGAACAGGTCCGCGAAAGCGTCGTTCGCTTCCGTGAAGCTTTTTAGCGTTTCGTGATGCCCTGGTTCGCGTTCGTACAGGATGTCTACGTCGCTCTGCGGCCCGAAGTCGTCGCGCACGACGGACCCGAAGAGCGACAGCCGCTTGATGTGGTGCTTCTTGCAGATGCGCGCGAGGCGTCGCGGGTCGACGCGTGGCTTCGGTGTCTGGCCCTTCTTCGGAGACGCGGTCGGTGTCGACAGGACCGCGACGACGCGACCGTTGCGCAGAACCTCGATCGGGCCGTCCGCGTCGAGGGTGCGCAGGACGGTGAACAGTTCGCGGCGCAGTGAGCTCGCGTCTACCTGGGGCAGTGATCGGGCCATGCCAAAGTGTACATCGTTGGATGGTCCGTGCAAGCTATTGTGTACATCTAGCGCGTCGTACGGCTGCTGCCTTCCTTCAGAGCACGGCTGCCGGCGCCGTTCCTGACCCCGGCGCGAGCGCGCTCAAGGCCGCGTTGAGCGCCGCCTCGGTCTCGCGCGTGTACTTGCCTCTGGTGTCGATCTGCGTGTCGGCGCTCGCCGCGTTCCACGCCTGCGCGAAGTTCTTCACGGACCGCGTCGCGTACTGCGGTGCCCCCGTGCGCCGCAAGGATCCGAGAAGATCGAGCGCCATCGCCCGGAGCACATCGTCGTCCGAGTTGCCGACTCCGAGCATTCCGACGCACGGTCGCACCGTGACGAGGTTGCTGATAGGCCCGCCGATCGGCATCGCTCGCTCGAGATTGAGCAGGTACAGGCCCCCGTCGGCGCCGCGAATCGCAACCGGGCCGCCACCGGATTGGCTGAGGGTGGCCTGCGCCGCTGCTCGGAGCTGCGCTGGGAAACTGATCGGATCTCCCCAGCTCGCGCACGCGACCTCGCTTGGTGCCACGACGATATAGGGCCACCACGGACCGCCCCAGCCTCGCCCTCCGCCCCAGCCGCGGAAGGGTCGACCGCCGCCGTGCCAGCCCCCTCGTCCTCCACCACGACCTCCGCCCCCGTGACCGCCCCCACCGTGACCGCCGTGATCGAGGTCGCCGACGCCCGCGGTCGTTCCGGCGGGCTGCGGGTAGGGTCCGTATCCACTGGTCGGTGATGTGGGCATGGGTGCCTCGGAGGGTGTCGCTGTTTGCGATTTCTGGAGATTCAAACTGTCCAGCGATGGGGGGGTGCGCGTTTCGACATGGGGGACACCACTGGTGTTGGTGCCAGGTAGGCGGGATTCAATTCTTTTGGCAGCCGCTCCGGCGCCAAATAAATTCAGCCACCCGACCAAGATGACGTTTCGGATGGGGATGATCGACCCCTCCAAGACGGCCTGAAACGCGTGGACCCAGTGCGGTCCAATCTCGGTCCTGTCCTTGAACCCGTCCGTGCGCGATGACCACAACGTCTTCGTCCCTTGGACGACGACGAGATTCCCGTCGTCCTGGAGCACGAGTCGGGCACCGGGGTGACCGCTCGTGCTCGTAGACCACAACGCTCTCAATTTTTTCCCGGCCAGTACCTGTCTCGACGAGAGCTTGTTGCCTGGGGCCACGTCGTCCGTGGCGTACGCGGGGTCCTCGTAGACGACGAAGTTTCCGTCCGGCTGCATCGTGGCGCGCGTCGCAAACCCCTTCCAGAGGGTGTACGCCGACCAGATTGGCTTGATGTTGCTCGGGTTGCGTATGTCGTAAAGGACCGGGTTCGAATCCGCCGCCTGAACGATGAAAACGGCCGTCCTCGACGGGTTGGCCAGCGGTTGTCCGATCGTCAGCGATTGGCCGGAGTCGAGCGTTCCGCCGAGGACAGGGGATACGTCCGGGGGCGCGCCGAGCCGACCCGGATCGGGGTCCCACCACTCGCACTGGCCTGGAGGGCAGACGCGCTCGCCCATGCCGAACGCGATGGGGCGGCCATGCCTGGCGATGTTCATTGCAGCCCCCATCCAGGAACCGATCGGCCGCTCCGTCGAATCGCGCCGCCAACGCCGAAGAGACTGCCGCTCCCGCCGCCGAAGAGGCTGCTGATCTCCGAGGCGGTGGTGGCGACGTTCGAGGCGAGTTTGACAGCGTTCGAGGCGGTGTTGACCACGTTGGGGGCGGGCGCCGGGGCAGGCGCTGCGGTCACCGGCTTGGGTGTCGGCGCCGGCGCCGGCGCCGGTGCGGCAGTCGCAGGGTGGGGTGCCGGTGCGGTCGCTGCGGGTGCCGGTGCGGGAGGTAGCAATCCCGCAGGCGCAGGAGACGAGCTGCCTGTGGGTCGGGTGGCCATCCAGTAGATCCCCCCTCCGACCGCAGCGATTCCCAGCACGGCCACCGCAATGACGGCACCCTCGCTCATGGCGACGTTCCTGCCGCCGGCGAGGACTTCTTTTTCTTTCCGCCGTTCGCCGAGATCGCTGCGACCGTCCCCCCGACCACCGCCACCACCGCGACGCCGATGCCGACCTTCGCGAGGGTGGATAGACCGCCCGAGGGGGCTGTCGTTGTGGGCGACTGAGAACCGTCCGCCGGAGCGGAACCGTCCGTCGGAGCGGGAGAACCATCGGACGAAGCGGGCGAACCGTCCGACGGAGTGGTGGAATCGTCCGGTTGGGGCGTGTCCATCACGGTCTGATGCGCTGCCCACCACGCGGGCTGAAATCCCCACTCGCGTCTCCATCGACGGGCCCCGAACCACACGGGTCGAGCGCCCCACTCGGGCCGCCATTGGGTGGCGCCGAACCCTGCGGGCCGGGTGCCCCACTCGGGCCGCCACGCGTGCGCGAGGACCGCTTCGTGGGCGGCGGCGCGGATGGCGGTGGAGACTACAGGGTGACGAGGGTGAGCAAACCGGGAGCCGGCGCGAAGCACGGAGGCTTCGGCGCCGAGCCGCGCGAGTCTGTGCACTTGAGCGGGGGGCGTTCCGGGGGGTGCGACGACGCGCGCGGCACCGGTCGCGGCGGCTTGGATCGAGCCCTGCACGGCGGGATGCGGCGCCTGCGGGCGCCCTTTGACGGCCGCCTGCGCCGCATTGTGGATCTGCGCCACGTTCGTGGGGGCTGGGGGAGCGACGTCGCCGACCCCGCTGAGGGTTTGGCCCGGATCGGGCTCCCATTGCCGCGGGCAGCATCCGCTGACGCCCACGTCGCGGTCGCCGGTGCCGAGGCGATCCGCGATCGAGGCGCGCGGGCCCGGATCCGGTCCCCACGGGCGAGGCGGACACACGTACGGAAGGGTTGGGCAAAAGTTCTCACCCACGCCGAACGAGACGGGACGGCCGTTTAGGAAGACTGTGTCCATTGAATACTCCTTGGTGGGGTGCGGCGCAGATTCGTCGGGAAGGTCGGTGCAGAGAGGATCTCCCGGCGCGCATGGGGTTGCGGGTTTCCCGTTGGACCCCACGCCGGCCACGGACGGTGATTCCTCCCCCCACCCGTCCGGTGGATCGGCGACGGGGATCTTCTTGCCGGTCGCGTTGACCGTGGTCGGAACAAATACGCTGGTCCCCTTGTGAGGCGTCGAGGGCCAGTCGGGGTGGGCGCCGTACCAAGAGTGTGTTTGAATTTGTGCGATGACGGGATGACCGTCGACGACGTCGGTGATGATGGTCCCGAGCGGGTAGTGGAGCATGTCGATGCTCCATTTCGTGAGCGCGGCCGATCCGGGCCACGGCCAGGAAGCAACGGGGCCGGGGATGGGGGGCAGGGAGTCGCCGAACTTGTACGTTTTCTGCGGCTGTTTGGCGATCATGGCGTTCTTTATGGTACCTTTTTGCTACAGTGAAGGTCAGCGGTTTTTTGCGGGCAGTCTCCCGCGATGCAAAACCTTATGAGCGATCCTCGGCGTTGTTGCCGAGGCCCCGTTGAAGCCACGCAGCCCAACCGAGGACAAACGCCTCGATCGCGAGTGAGCCAGCAACCGCGTTTCTGATTACGTGCTCGCGTTCGCCGGCGATGAGCAGTCCCGTTCCGACAAGCGCCGCACGGACGAGCGTGTGTCCGACGGCGATCGGCAACGCGCTGAGGTCGCCGCCGACCAGGGCAGCGGCACTCGAGCCGGACGGCAGCGCGGCAGGGCATTCGGGAGGCTGGCCAAGAGCGAAGCCGGCGACGGGTCGGCCACCGCGCGAGATGGTGTTCATGATCGAAAGACCTCTACGGAATCGTTTGGCTTGAAGTGCCACGTCCCCTGGCTTTGAACTTGAACCTCAACGGATCGCGCTCCTTCAACGCGTCTCACCGAAAGGATACGGTAACGACGAGATCCCTTCTCGCCTCGAACGAGATCGCCTGGCTTCAGATCTTTGGCGCTAACAGTTTTGCCTTCCCCTTCTCGGACCGCCGACAGGCGCTGCGGTGCGCGTCTCATCGTGGCGATCCAGTAGATCGATCCGCCGAGTGCGAGGATCCCCAACGCGGCAGCCGCCGCAACCGCCGGCCGCTGGAGCGTCTCGAGCACACTGCTCACAGGGGTCGTCGGGGCGATCGGCGGCTTGCTCGCGATCTCGGAGAGCACGGCCGCTCTCCACCGCGCGAACTCACTCGCGGTCGGGTGGATCCCGTCGCGGAGCTGCAGGTTGAGCGTGCGCGAGTCGAAGTACCGATCGCCTAGCACGGACTGGAGATGGGCCGGTGCTGCGCCGTCCTTCCCGCGAATCGACGGCGGTCCCACCCAGAGGGTCGACGCACCGGCGGCCTCGATGGCTTTCACGATCGCGGTCGGGTCGGGCTTGCTGTCGTAGTCGTTCGAGCCGAGGAAGACGATCACAGTATCGCCTCTCGAAATGCCGAGCGTCGGCACGATGGCCGCGAACTCGGACGTGTGTGCCCCGACCTTGCAGTGGACGCGCGCGGGCGTGCCGTTGAGATCGATGGTTTTGGTGGTCAGGTTCGGGGCACCGGTGGCGCCGCATGCCTGCGAGTCGCCGATGACAAAGAGATGCGGCGTCACTTCATCAAGACCGAAGCCGACGGTTCGGTTTCCGGCGAACGAGATGGATTCTGCGAGGTGCATCACGTTCCTCTTACGTCGCCGCCGCAGGTACGCGTTGCAGTGCCGGCACGCGTCGCGCGGGTCGGCTAGTCAGGGTGACCGCTCCCCAGGCCACGACTCCGGCAGCGGCCACGATCGCGATCCCCGTCAGGATCGGTCGCAGCTTGATCGGTCGACGGACGAGCGGGATCCCGGTCGCGACCCGTTCCTTCGTGCCGTCGAGCATGGCGTTGATTTTGCCGGTGATGTCCGCCTTCGTGATGTAGCCCTTGTGCGTGCTGTCGAATCCGGCGTTTTGCGTGTAGATGGCGCTTCCTGTCCGGCCCATCACTGCGTCGTCGGACGCTCCGATGAACGCGGGGTAGAGGACGGCCAGGTAAGCGTCCGAAAGGCTCTTCATCTTGCCCGCGTGGGGCGCGAAGTAGCGCTCGACCAGCTTCATCTGCTGGGGGAAGCTCATCGCTTCGAGCTGCCGGATCGCCTCTTCCGGCGTGGACGTGCCGAGGAGGTTCTGGGCCGTCTTTGGCATGAACTGAATGAGGCCCGTTGCTCCCGACCCGGCCGCGTTCTTCTGGGTCGGGGAGAACGTTCCGCCGGTCTCGAAGTTGATGATGGTGGCGAGCCAGTCCGGTTCAATGCCGATAGTGTTGGCCGTCTCGGTGATGGACTGCAGTTCGCTTACGGAGAGCTTCTTGATGCCTGGGAAGGCGGGGAGCGTTTCTTCGCCACCTTTGCTGCCGCTCCACCAGTTCCCGAGGCCCGGGGGCGGGACGACGCAACTGATGAGCGTCCGCGGCGGGGCGACGTCTTCCCACGAGCTGACGTGCATCCGTCAACCCCTTTTCAGCCCCTCACGGGTCTGATTTCGACGCGCTTGTTCCAGCCGCGTCGGTCGGCTTGCTTCTCGTAGTGATCCTTGAGCCTCTCTGCTTCCGCTTGGGTGTTCGCGGGCGCGACCACTTCTGGATGCGAAGACCCCTGGTTGAAGACGAGTACTTGGTACCCGATTACGCGTCGCGCCTCGCTGGCCGCAGGCAGTGCGGTTCGCGGCTTCTTCTTGCCGTACGCCCCCGCGATCGCCGCCACGGTCCCACCGACCACCGCCGCTGCCGCGACGCCGATGCCGATCTTCATGGGCATGGGCAGGGTCGACAGAGCCGACAAGCAAAATACGGTGCCGGGGTACGGCGTCGGGAAGTCGGTCGCGTGCTGCCTTGTGACGGTCAGGAGCGCGCAGAGCGTGTCGCGGTCGAGCATCCCGTCGGTGCGCAGGCCCGGGTTCACGTTCGTGTTGAACCAGCCTTGGAAGCACGCGACCGCCGCGGGCTGCGCCTTGGTCGGGTCCGATGGCCAGGTTGCGCAGGGCTTGCTCCCGGCCTTGAGGATAAGCGCGTTGAGCTGCGTGAGGGTGGACAGCACCCACTGCGCCTCGGCGTCGGAGAGCTTGATTCCTGGTCCTGCGGCGGCTGCCGGTGCCTGCCCGAGCGTGCCGCTACGACGGACCGTCTCGCCGATGCCGCCAATGCCGGAGCTCATGAACCGGTTGCCGATGCAGAGCGAGTTCTGCGTCCACTGCGGCACGATGCGCCCTGCGTTGTCAGTGGCCTTATCGAGGACGTTGTCTTTCCACCAGCAGTCGGCCTTGCGAATGTCGCGGTCGGTCGGTCCTTGGATGGGGACATCGTCGATCCAATCGCCGTAGGTGCCGTCGTCGTGCATGATCTGAGCGGCTTGCCGGGGCGTTGGCGATCCCGGTTCGAGGACGCAGGCCTTGGGGACCAGGATCCGCGGAAACTCGCTGCATCCGCCTCCGCACCCGCCGACTCCGGTTGTCTTCGTCATCAGGGCACGTCCTCTCCCAGATTCTCGTCGAAGACGAGCGACCCCGCAATCCGGCCGTACTGCGCGGTCGTGTTGAAGGCGGTCAGAAACTGGTCTTCGGACCCTGTGCCGAGCGCCGTAAACTGATTGGCCGACAGGTCGCTCGCGGCCGGGTTGGTCGACGGGTCGTTCTGCCGGACGCTCGCGAAGAACGCGATGTCGCACGGCAGCGGCACCGGGATGTCGAGCATCTGTTCGAGGTAGCCGGTACGCCAGCGGTACCGCATGTCGTGCATGTTGCCGAGGCTCACGCTCCCAAGCGGCTTGCCCCACGGCCGGCCGGCGTTCGGGGGCTTGTACGCGGTCGGCGCGAACTGCGGGCCTGCGATCGTTTCGTAGAGCATGCACGGCCCGTAGGCGTCGCGGAACTTCAGACTGTCCGCGTTCTGGACGTTGCGAGTCAGCATCCAGGTCTTCGGGATCATCACGATGTGCCAGGAGATGTTCCCGTCGGGCGGATGCCAGAGTGGACTCATGATCTCCTTACGGAAGGTCCCGACATCCGAAACGGTTGCGGTGAGCTCCGCGTACATCCGGATGCCTGTCAGTCGCACCCCCTGCTCGCCGGAATTGAACTGCTCGCGAGCGAGCAAGAAGAGGTACCGGTACTGCGACGGGGGTGCTCCGGTCGGAACGAGCGTGGCCGTTGGCGTGGAGGGGACGAGGACGCCGGTACCGACGGGCGATCCCCACGGGTCGCTGCCGAGCAGCGAGACAAACGGATCGATCGTCGCGGGGACGATCTCGTGGCGACCGGACCAGAGGCGCGTGCGGACTCCATAGCCGACCCCGTTCGGGTCGCGCTGCAGGTCGAGTAGCCTCACCTCCAAGTCGCCGCGCCGCCCCCTCGACGGCGGCACGATGGCTTTGGGGTCTGTCCCGTGCTGACCGACCCCGATGGGTTCGGCCTGCAGATCGGTTAGCTCCGCCGCCTGGTCGTCGCGCATCCGCTCATCCCCTTACGGTTTGAGCAGCTCGGCCAGATCGGGGGACTCGATGCCGAGCTTTCTCAGCCGGCAGCGTGCGTCGGTATCGCTCATGTCGTCCATCACCTTGTCGAGGAATTGGAACCCGTTGAACAAAATGTGTACGTCGTACGGTACGCTCACCGGCGTCTGGAAAAGGACCGCGGCGATTTTGATGTTACTTTGTTTGAAAATCACCCAGCCAGACGGCCACGTGAGCTTGATCACGTCAAACAGGTTTGCGAGCTCGACGGGTCCGTCGCTGATGGCGTACTTCGGCCCCCCGTAAACGTCGAGCTTGATGCCGACGCCGGTCTGGGCCTTGAGGTACGCGAAGTACAGGCTCTGGAACGGGCTCCCAGGGAACGAGTTCTGCTGGAACAGCGTAAACGACACGTTGTCGATGACGGTGTCCGAGACGAGGTTGTTGTCGAAGCTCGTGATGATCGCGGGAGCATCGACTACGCTCGACGTGAACTGGATCGGGAGGTCCGCGACGAACGGCACCCGAGGAACGCCCGCGACCATCCCATACGCGATCCGTGGGGCATAGAGGGCAAGGTTGCGGATGTCGTGGTCTCGCGGCTGCATGAGCTTCCTCCGGAATCAACGTACCTCAAAATTGAAACGAGAGGCGCGGCGCTCTCGCGACCACGCCTCTCGTTGATCCACTACGCGGTGATCGAGATCAGGCCGCGTGGGCTCGCATCATGCTCGGGTACTTTTCCGAGCAGTACGACTTCCATCCGCCAGGCATCTCCCAGCCCTTGATCTTGATGCCGAGCTTGAGGATGCCGCCCTTGAAGATTTGGCGGCTGTCGTTGACGACCTGCGACGCGTAAAGCGCCGTCCCGTCGAGTGTCTGCTCCATCATCGGCAGGGCCAGCGTAGGCAGGAGAGCGAGCACGGCGGCCGAGCTGAGGCTGGTGCTGCCTCCAGAGGTGACGGCGGCCAGGTTGACGTCCGGAAGGACGTTGATCCCGAACGGCTCGTTGTCGATCGTGAGCGCCTCGATCATCTGCGCCTGGTGCACGGCGTCCTGCGCGATGAAGATCATCCCGATGGGGATTCCGCGCTCGAGAAAGCACGGGCTCTCGACCGGTCGGTACATCTGTCCGCGGCAGCCGTACCCCTGCCACCGCAGGCCTCCCCAGGTGACCGGCGCGAGGTCGAAGTCGCGCGTCGGGTGGAAGATGCCGATGTTGACGCCGGTCGATGCTCCCGACGGGGTGAAGCTGCCGACCCGCCGGAAGTTGACCGGCAGGAAGATCGTGTCGGAACCCTGCGCGCGGTACTGCGCGTTGACGAGCGCGACGTAGTCGATGACCGGTAGCTCGCTCGTGCCGCTCGCTTCGGCGTCAGCGAACGATCCGAAGTACGAGATGTCGGCCGCAAGCTCGTTGAGCACGAGCTCACGCTGCGACGTCTTCCACTGGAACTGGTAGGCGTTGATGAAGTTCCAGCCTGCGCGCCAGGTTGCCGCGCCGAACTCGAAAACCGCGGGGGTCACCTGATCGGGACCAGTCACGTAGGACCCGAAGGCGCCGTTTGCGTAGTCGTTGGCCGTCCAGACGTCCGGGCTCGGAGGGGAGCCGGTGGCGAGCTGCTGGGTCGGGGCGATGAACGCGTTGCCGATCGTGGAGAACGACATCGGCTCGCAGAAGACGTGCACGCCGATGCCCTGGGCGAGGATATCCGTCTGCAGGATACCGTTGATGAGGAACGTGCTGTCGATGCTCGCGACGCCGGGCACCGCGGACGACCCGCTGAGCGGGTTGACCGTGTCGCCGAACGTCGTCTGCGCCTGCTCCGCGGTCAGCGGCAAGGGGATCGTCCAGACCACCTCCTCGACGACGGGCACGTTGCCGAACCCGCATCGCAGGCACTTCTCTGCGGCCTTCTCGTCGCCGGGCGGAGCGCCCAGGCCGAACGGCACGCGCATCACCTTCTCGCGGCTCTCGCCGCCGTACTTGATCGACTTCTTCTGCAGCAGGTTCCTTGCCATGATCGCGCTCTCTTTCGATCCCCGCCGTTTCCCTGGTCCGCCGCGGGGGGTTGTGTGTGGCTAAAACGTTCTCTCGTGGTTGGTTTCTCTCGGCCTTACTCGGCCGCGTTCCAGAGCAGGTCTTGCTCGACTTCGTCCCCGATGAAGCCGAGGTACGGGCTGTCGTCCAGGCAACCGCACTCCGACTGCAGCGGTTGCGGTCCCGGATGCGGCAGCTTGGGGGGGCCGACGGGGAGGTTCCTGGGTGGGTTCCCGACGCCCGAGGTGCCTGCGTGCGGTGCGGCGGCGTGGGCCGCCGCCGCCGCCGGTGCGGCTGCCACGACGGCCGCTTGAACGGCAGGGTGGTCAGCCACGGGACCGTGTGCGTCCGCGGCGGCTTGCGCCCCTTCCTTGGCGATCTGATGCACGACCGGAGTGGGCGTGCCGGGCGGAGCGGCGGATGCGGCGGTCGCCGCTCCGGTTGCTGCAGCCTGGACGGCAGCGGCCACGGCAGGCTTCTTGGCGTCCGCATGCGGAGCAGCCGCCTCTTTTGCGGCGTGCGTGGCGGCGGCCTCCACGGCCGGCGTGGCTTTGCCGTGTGTGCGATCCCAGTCTTGGCGTTCTTGCGTGTGCCATTCCGCTTCACCGCGTGTCCAGCTCGGGGGCGGTGGAGACGGCACGAACTCGATGACGGACAGAGGTGGTGCCGGTACGGGCGGAGTGGGCACCGCTGCGGTGGTCACCGGAACCCCCGTCTGCGCGTGCAGTTGCTGGATGTACGGACTCATGTTCTCGGCGCAGTAGCGTGCGAGCTCACTCCGGATGAGCGGCATCGCGCGTTCGATCGCCCGCGTGCAGTTGAACGGTTCGGCCGCTGCGTACGCGGTCGTGGTGACGGCGTTCTCGAGCGGTATGCCCGGGATCGAAGCTCCTGCAGCCTGCACGGCGTTCGAAAACACTTCGCCGAGTCCAGGCTGCCCTGGATTGCCGCCCGTTGCGGGCCCCCCGGCGCCGATCCCCATCACCTGCTGAACGGTCGGGTACCGGTCGTAGGCGATCTCTCGTTCGTAATTCGGGTGCCATTCGTGGCGCTCGCGCAAGTGCGCGGGCGTCGACGCCGGCAGATCGGGCGGTGGGGGAGCGTACGGCAATCCGGCGGACGCCCGCTTGCCATGCCACTCGCGCCACTCGCTCTCGGGCGCGTCGTGTTCGGGCGCCGGCAACCCTTCGGCTGCCCGCGCGCCGGTCCACTCTTCGTGCTCGCGCGGATACCTGGCGTGCGCGTGCATTCGGACCACGTGCGGATGCACGTGCCGCGCGCACTCGATGAGGAGCTCGCGACGCAGGTGCGGCAGCGCGCGCTGCAACGCCTGCGTGAGGTCGTGCGGTTCGGCCACCGCGTGCATCGCCGCGTTGACGGCGTGCGCCGGGTGCACGCCGGTCTTCGCCGCGATGGTGTGCGCCATGTCCTGCACCGCGTCGCCGACGCCGCGCAGGCCCCAGCGGTGCCAATGACCCCAGCGGGGCGGCCATGCCGACTGAACGGGGGGAGCGGGTTGATCGTCGTCGTCGACAATCATCTCCGTCGGACCCGGATCGTTGTACCCCGGAACGCCAGGGATGGCGGGCGGCGTCCACGAAGAGGGCGTGACCCACTCGCGGTGGCGGCCGAAGCGGTCGGCGAGCGCGAATGGGCCGGCGTCCTTTCCGACGCCGGTTTGCTCGGATCCGTCCGAGAGCGTGCCGGCCTTGCTGGCGGCGCCGCCGCTCGAGACAGCAGCGGTTCCGCTCTTCATGTTGAGGGCCGCCGAGACCTCGGCAGGGTACAGGCGCGCGATCCAGCTCTTCTGCAGCGCCGGTGTGCTCGTGTCCTTGCCGATGAGCAGCGGCATCAGCACGCTCGACCAGAGCGTCGCGGCGAACTTGATTCCGGCTCCGACCCCCATCCCCTCGACCGACGATCGAATTGCAGCCTTCTTGATAAAGAGCGAGCCGATGAGCGGTCCGAAGGTCAGGACTCCTAGGCTGCCGTAGCGCCACAGGTCGGGCGCCGACGCGACGTTGAGCGCATTGGCGAGCGTACCGACCCCGTCCGAAGTGAACTTGTTCGCCGGCTTGTTCGCGGCCGATGGATCGTAGCCCGCGAGGAACCGATCGATGGCGTCCGCGGCCAGGAAGGCGGCGGCGGCGGTCCCCACTTCGAGGGCCATGTTGCCCGCCGTGCGGGCCATACTGCCGAAGCTCGGCGCGCGGACCTTGTGCGCGCGGTAGGATCGAACGACTTTCGTCTCGCGGGCGCGCCGATGCTTCGGACGGCGACGGGCCTGGACGACCTTCGTCTCGCGAGCATGACGACGCGGACGCCGACGCGCCTGAACGGTCGTCGTCTCTCGGGTGTACTTGCGCGGGCGCCGACGGGCCTGGACGACTTTCGTCTCACGAGCGCGCCGATGCTTCGGACGGCGACGGGCCTGCACGGTCATCGGCTCGTGGACACGACGACGCGGGCGCCGACGGGCCTGAACGGTCGTCGTCTCGCGAGCGTGCCGACGCGGGCGACGCCGCGACTCGGCGGCCTTCCTGGTCGTCTTGCCGCCCTTGCGCGTTCGCCACCCCTTCTTCGCAGCCTTGCTGTGGCCTGCGCTGTCGCCACGCCACGCCGACACCTTGCGGTGGTGGTGCGGACGACGTTTCGCCATCACGTAGCTCGACGGCCGCTTGCGGTGGGTCGATTTGCGATGGGTGGGCTTGCGGTGGGTGGGCTTGCGGTGCTTCGGACGGCGGCGCGCCTCGGCAACCACGGGAGTCTCCCGCATGCGGCGCGGACGGCGCCGCGACTCGGTCGCGGTTCGTCTCACTTCTCGCGCATGGCGCGGACGCCGGCGCGCGGTGACGACGCTCGTTTTGGACTTCGGCGCCGCTCGGCGCTTCGGCGCGGTTCGGCGCTTCGGAGAGGCTCGATGGGCCGCCTTGGGCTTGGCCGCGGACTTGCGAGCAGGACGACGGGTCGTCTTCGTCTTCTTTTTCATGGTCTCCTCACGAGCGACTACTGCGCGAATGCCCTTGCCGAACGGAACCGTTCGTTTGACTGCGAACCCCTTCGGGTCTTGCTGCCGCAGGCGAACGTACCGGTCGGTAACGTCCACCTTGCCGGATTTGTAGCCGTGACTTTTGGCCCACTGCTTCGCTTTCTCGACGGTCCAACCGGCGCTGCGATCGAAAAGCAGCGACTGCGCCTGCATGGCCTTGCGCTTGGCTTCAACGAACGAGTCCGGATCCGGAGGAGGAGGGGGAGGGGGAGAGTAGGGCGGCGGAACGTACGTGCTTGGGATGACCGTGCCGATGCGGACCTCACGGCGGCCGGGCGGCGCCGGGCGGAGCGATTGCCGATAGGGAGGCCGGGAAGGTCGACGTCCTGCGCCAAGCCGTTGACCGCGTTCGTGCGCGGCGGAGAGCTCGGCGAGACGGGAGTGGTACACGCCCATGTCTTCAACGTTTTTCAAGATTCACAATGCGCTCTTGCAGCGTCAACAAGTGATTTCTGGCACGCGTGATTCGGACTCCAATCCGCGTGTGCGCACCGGGGGAGCCGAGGGGGAGTTGGCCGATCGGGAGGGCGTGCCGGCGATTGAACTAAACCCGCATCAAGTCAATGACTTGCGCTGCGCGCCCGAGCGCGACGAACGAACCGTATTGCACGTCGAGAACAGTGCGCCGTTCGGCTCATCCGATTTCGATCACGCACCCGATCCGCATCTCGTAAACGGCATACTCAGGTATGTCTCGGGTATTCCCTATTTGGATGAGAGACATCGCCGGTTGCATGGTGCTCTCGATGCAACGGCGTTGCATGCTGCATCCGATGCAACGGTTGCATCGGGGTTGCATTCGCGCACGCGCGCCCGATGCTTCTCCATGCAGCGGCGCCACGCGCCAGCGTGCAATCCGAGAACTTACCGGATCGACGGGTAGAGCAGATCGAGCACGCTCGCCAGCCCACGGACGCTTCCGCTGACACCGACCTCGCTGCCGCCCGACATCCCGACGAAGTCTCCTTCGCCGCGGTTCTTCGCTTCCGCGCCCGGCTCGAACCACCACTCGCGCTTGTGCGGCGCGACGCGACCGACCGGATGCTTCGTAGTGCCGTCCATGCGGACCCAGTCGTCCTGCTCGTCCTGGAAGGCCATGAAGACGTGCGTCGGCACGTCGTGCGGGTGCTTGTGCGACGAGCCGATGATCATCGCGGGGATGCCGATCGACATCATCGCGGCGGCGAGCGAGATGCTTGCACCGTCGCAGTCCGTGCCGATGAAGCAAAGACCTCCCTCGTCCAAGCAGAGCGTCTGTTCCGGAGTTTCCATGAACTCGCCAAGAACTGGGTCAGCAACATACGGCACCTTCTTGCGGAACGCGTCGAGAACTGCTTGCCCCTTCTGCCGGCGCGACCCCGTCGATACGCCCACCTCGGCGAGTTTCTGCGTTGTCCACGCGCGCAGGCGCGGAGACATACGACTCTTCCACGCGCGCTCGGCAACCTCCTTGAGTGAGAGAAGCGACCCATCACGACCGGCTGGGTGCGAACGTACGTCCGTCTTCACACCTTCTACGGGCTTGTCGATGATGATCATTGGCAAGCTCCAAGAGTGGCCATAAACTCCGGCCCTACCGTTGTAACGGCTTCGGTCAACGACGCCATAAACTCCGGCCCTACCGTTGTAACGGCTTCGGTCAACGACCCCGCGCGCAAGCCGCGCGCCAAAACGTTCCGCGCAGCGTTCTCATCTCGATGGAGAATGAGTCCGCATTGCGGGCATCGGTGCTCACGTTGCGACAAGTCCTTCGGGACTGGTTCACCGCAGCCTGAGCAGTCGATACTGCTACGCCGCGGATCCGTCGCCACCACCCACTTGCCGGCACCCTCCGCCTTGCAGTTGAGTGCTTTGATGGCGACGCCCCACGCGGCGTCACGAATGGATTTTGATAAATGTCCGCGCATCATGCGGGCGATTTCTAGATTCTCGTGCGCTACGAGGTCGAACCGGTTGAAGATCGCACACGCGAACTTGCGGGCAAAATCCAGACGCTGATTGCGAATGTGCTCGTAGGTACGAGCAACCAGTGTACGAGCTTGACGTCGACTGTTCGATCCACGTTGCTTGCGAGCGAGCAACTGCTGGCGCCGCGCTAGCGTCTTCTCCGACGCGCGGAAGAAGCGCGGATTTTCGACACGCTCACCGTTAGAGAGCGTAGCGAACGCTTCCAGGCCGACATCAATGCCGATAGCCGATCGGACCGCGATTTTCGTTGGCGCTTCGCCGAGGTCGCAGACGAACGATACGTACCAGCCGCGCGTACTGCTGCGACCCACCGTGACCTGCTTCATCCGGCCACGCATCTCGCGGTACTGGTGAAACTTCACCAGGCCTAGTTTTGGTAAGCGTACATGGTCGCCTTCAGCGCGCACCCCGAAAAGCGGAGGCAGAGTAAATGAGTCATAACGGTCGCGCGACCGAAAGCGCGGGTATCCTTTTTTTTCACCGCGCTTTACGTGTCGGAAGAACGCCAGAAACGCTCGGTCAAGACGTCGTAGTGCACTGCGCTGAACCAAGAGTGGGATCATCTCCCATTCTGGATCCGTGGCCCGAAGTTCAGTTAGTTCCTTCTGCTGATCGAAGCGACTGATTCGCACATGCTGTTTGCTCCACGCATCTCGTCGTTCTTGCAGAGCAGCGTTGTAAAGTGTGCAACTCGCCGTAAGCCATGCTTCAAGCGTCGCTTCCTGCGCTTTCGTTGGACGAAGTGGGTAACGAAATGCCCGGATCATGCGGGCTCCGGCGCGAAACTCGATCGGCGTGCGGGCTTGCTCGGTCTCGTCGCCACGTACGCGACACCGCCTACGGCCACCACTCCGAGCACCGTGGCTGCAGCAATCGTCCAAGAGGACCAGCCGCCGCTCTCATCGCTCGGCGGCGTGATCGCTTCCTGCTTCGGCGACGGGATCGGTGGGGGTGGTTTCGGTGCGGGCATCGGGCGTTGACCCGCACCGCACGCCGACGGGGCCTGGCCGACCACCTGCGCGAGCGCCACCGTCGTGGCCACTTCGTAGGTGCCCGTACCGACGGGGACCTTCGGAGACTGCGAAGCGTTCCACGCCAACTTGAAGCGGTGCACCGCGGCATTGACCGGAGTCCCGGGATGGGTGACCGAAGTGCAATAATTCGGGTCGGCCGAGAGGGCGGCCACCGCGGCTTTCGCGGCCGCTTGCAAACTGCTCGGCACAGGAGACGCAGACGGGGCATGCGCCTGGATCGCCAGGTGCGCGTTGCCGAGTGCGGTCGAGAGGGCGTTCTGGATGTCGAGTCGCGCGCGGGTGACGGTGGCTCTGTCGTTCGCTGCGACGGCGGCTGCGAGGTCGCGATTGCGTTGCCAGGCCCACTGCGTCGCGTCCTGGACGGCCTTCGCCTTGGCGGCGGCATCCGCCGACGTCGAACCGACTGCTTCCTTCACCGCTGCGTCGATCTTCGCGCCCGCGTCGCCCACGGCTTGAGTGAACGCGGTGTCACCGAGCGCCGCGAGCTGGGCGACCGCGGGCACGGCCACGTCGAGCTCGGGGGATCCGTCGAGCATACCACTGAGCGACCCCCGCGTGACTCCGTCGTGGTGGGGGAGGATCTTGTAGTAGGTCGGCGGCAGGCTCTCGCGAGCCGGGTGGAACCACTCGTCGGGCAACAGCAAAGTCTCGCCGACGCGGAGCTCTTTGAAAGTGACGTAACCGTTTGGATGAACAATCGTTGGCTTGTGGACGTTCACGCGTCCAAGCTCGATCGAGCACTTCGGGCACCCGGCCATAAAATCCTTCGCCGCGATGCTCGCCGGTGAGTCGCCATGTTGTACGACGTACGTCCTCACAGCTCGTAGCCTACGCGCGACCCATCGGAGCGTCTAGCCTTCGTCCATCCTGCGCTCGTCGCGCCCTCGCTGCGTACGGCGGACGACGGTGGTTCATGGGAAGGAGCTACTCCGGCTTCGGTTGCAGCGCCACCGGGTCGCCGACCATCTTGATGCCCTCGGCCACGATCGCCGTCTTCGCCATCGGATCCTTGAGGAGCTTCTCGAGCCTCTTTGCCCAGTCGACCGCCTGCTGCGAGCCAGTCGCGTCGACGGAGACCTTCATAAAGATCGTGAACCGCATCACGCCCCCTCGTTGGGAGGTGGCGATCCACCCATCCCAGGCCCTGGCGTGCGAATCGGCGGCGGTGTGACGATCGGCGGCTGCTCTCTCTCGTGACAGAGCGTGTGCCCGCAGTACCGGCAGACGGTGCGCTGCAACCCATTGAACGTCGCGCACTGGCAGCAACCGACCCCCTCCTCGGTCTGCCGAGTCCCCTCGATGGGGAAGCATCGCTCGATTCCATTGGTGCCACCGGAGCGGATGCCCTGCACGTTGCCTGGACTGGCCGGACCGTTCGCGCCAGGAGTCCCGTACGGCACTGCCCCAGGCCCGTAGGGACCTGGGGGTGCCCCAGGCCCGTAGGGACCTGGGGGTGCCCCAGGCCCGTAGGGACCTGGGGGTGGGTACCCAAACCCAATGGGTGCCATCCCCGGACCGAATCCCGGTCCGTACCCAGGCGGGTGCGTGGGAACCGGACCGCGCTTGCGTTGCTGCTGCTGCTGCATCACCACCCGGCTGCCAGCCTGCATGCCTTGCTGGAACAGGTTCATCGCGAACGCGGCGGCCTGCGGGTCGGTAAGCGCGCCCTCCATGCTACGCCACGCGGCACCGAGTACTTTCAGGAGCACGTCGGCCGCGTACTCCTTCAGCTCGTCGTCGGTCACCTCCATATTTACGCTGAACTTCACCGCGGCATCCCCCACGCCCGCTTCGGCGGTGCGGCTGCGGGCGGCGGTTCTGCGATCGGTGGCGGCATCTCGGCCGGCGGTTCGGGCAACGCCTCCTGCGCAGACGATGGGATCTGGTCGACCGGGACCGCGACGAAGCCCTCCGGCGGTTCGTAGCCGGGTCCTACCCTGACGTAGCCGGGCGGCAACTGCTGCTGCTCTTGCCGTTTCTCGTTGGCCTTGCGGATCTCCGCCCGCTGCTCGCCGACCCACTTGAGGATGTCGGGCAGATTGGCCATGAACGTCTCGACGCCGCGCAGGCTTCCGTCCTCCCGGTTGATGACCCCCTTGGCCGGCCCCATGTCGATGACACGGACGGGGCTGTCGTCGTCCTCGGGCGGTGGCGGTTCGGCGGCTGCGCCACCGAACCCGAATTCGCGCGCGACTTCGATCGTGTCGCGGAAGACACTGGCCGCTTCGCGGAGCTGCTGGGATGGCGTCTGCGGGCGCGCGGGCGGTGAATAGGGCGATCGGGGATCGTACGGCGGCGCATTCGGGTCGCGCGGATCGGACGGACCCGGGTAGCGCGGCCGGTAGTACGGTCCGCCCGCGGGCGATGCGCCGGCTCCGCGCTGGGCCGTCTGCATCATCGTCAGCATCATCTCGAACATCTGCTTCTGCATCGTCAGCATCGCCGTGGTCGGGTCCGTCGCTGGCGGTGGAGCGACGAACACCGGCGGCGTCGCGGGATGCGCCGGTCGCGCGTGCCCGGCCGCTGTCGCCTGCATCGCTTGCATCATCTCGAACAGTTGCTTCTGCATCGCGAGCATCGCCGCCGCCGGGTCGGGCGGGGCGGTCGCCGGTGGCGGCGGAGCCATCGGTTGGGGCGGCGGCGGTGGCGGCGGCGCGTGCCCGGCGGCCGTCGCCTGCATTGCTTGCATCATCTCGAACAGTTGCTTCTGCATCGCGAGCAGCGGGGTCGCCTGATCGACCGGTGCCTGGGGAGGAGCTGCAGGCGGCATGGGCGGCGGAGCGGTCACGGGCTTCGGAGCCATCGCCTGCATCATCTCGAAGAGCTGGCGCTGCATGGTGAGCAGCGTGTTCGCGTCGAACGGCGCGCCGGCTATAGGAGCGGCAGGAGGCATCGGGGGCGCCGCGTACGCCGTGGGCATCTGCGCGTACGGCGGCGCGTACGGCGGTGGATAGGGCTGGGGCACAGCAGGAGCGCCGGGCGGCAAGGGGTAGCCCAGCGTGCTCGGCATCGAGACTTGCCCCCCGTTGCCGTGGCCGGCCCCGTCGCGGAAGGTGACCTCGTAGGTGGTCTCTCCCGCTCGGCCGTGCAAGAGTTTGATCGCGTCGTACAGCTCGTTGGCCGTGCGCGGGCGGCTGGTGATCATCCACTGCGCCGGCGTGCCGGTCTTTCTCTCGACGGCAATGGTCTGCGCTGCTGCCGGGAAGAGCCGGATCGTCTCTTCGAACGCAAGCAGGATGTTGCCGTCGGCGGCGTGCGACGCGGGCGGGATAGCCAGAGCGGGCGGCGGACCGGCAGCGGGCGGAGCGGGTGTGTTCATGGGGAGGATCGGGTCGGGAGAGGGTGGCGGCGCGGGGGGCGGTGCACGACGACGGCGAGGCGGTGGAGCGGCGTTGTTGGGGGCGTCGAGGCGGCGGCGAGGTCGCCGATCGGGAGGTGCTGGAGGTCGGTTGGCGGGCTCGCCGGAGTCGTTCGTCGGCGGATCGGGTCGGCGACGAGGAAGTCGCACCAGCCTCTGATCGGTCGTGGACGTGACGGCGTCATCTTCCGTCTCGTCCGGGTCCTCTTCCTCCTCCTCTTCTTCAGGATTGTCTTCGTCGCGATCGTCCGGCGGCGGCATGGTGGGCCCCTACGTCGTTGCGCTCGGACCGTTGGTGCCTGGGGTCGGTGCGGGCTCCGGCTCCGGCTCCGGCTCCGGTTCCTCCGGTTCCGGCTCATCTTCGTCTTCCTCGGCGATCGTAATGAACTCGACGAAGGTGTCCTCGCTCATGGCCTCGTCGAAGAATCGAATGCAGCGTTCCGGAATGACCGTGCGCACGAACATCTTGCCGTCGCTCGAGTACACCTCAATCCCGCCGTCTTCGCGGGAGTACATCCGCACGATCTTGGCCTCGGTCGCGAGCGGGTGCGGATGGTTCAGGATCCACACCGTGAGCTCTTTGTCTCCATCCGCGGTGAGCGAAGCGGTGACCAACCGGACCAGCGCCGTCGCGTCCGGGCTCGGTTGCGGCAAGAGACGTTCGACCGGGAGGATGGACGGACCGACATCGCGGGGGAGGTTGCTAGGCGGCATGGAAAGTTTGGCTCCGTGGGAAATGGGTGCAGACGAACTTCACAAATCCTCGGGTGGTTGCAGAAGACCCGCCTCAACAAAACTGAAGTACGACGGTTTCTCTACAGTCCCACCCACGATGATGTGGTCCATCAGGTGGACGTTGATGACCTCGCACGCGTCTGCGAACGCCTCGGTCGTCTCCTTGTCCGCGTCGCTCGGCTCGGCCGGCACCCCAGAGGGGTGGCAGTGGCAGAGGATGATGGCGTGCGCACCGTCAATAAGTGCTGCCTGCAGCGTCGGCACCATTGGCGCCATCACGGCGGACGGTTCCCCTCGACCGGTCTCGGCGATGCTCTTCATCCTCAGATGCAGATCGAGGGTGACGATCCCGAAGACCTCGTTGACCTCGTCACCGATGGCCTCGCGGATTAGCTTGAACGCTTTTTTCGGATCATCGAGCGGTCCGATCGAGTCGGCGAGTGCGTTGCAGGCCGCGAACCGCTCTTGGTCCTTCTGGACCGTCAGAAACGGGCGGCACTTCGATCCGTTGCCGGCTCCAAGGACCACCGGGTCGGCTCCCGCGTCCGCGAGTGCAACCTCGTGGGCGTCGTCCTTCATCCGGGGACGCCGGCCAGTTCGTTGACTGGATCGCACCGCGCGCTCGGCGAGGGTTCGCGCCAACGCCGGCTCGTGGCAGGCGCACCCGCGCCGCAGGCGGCTGATCGCCGACGGGTCGTACGCGCTCCGGGTAATCATGGGTCCCCTCACGCCGCCGCTGCCGCGCGCTCGACGACAATTCCGAGCGACGGCGCCGCCCGCGGGTCGTCGAACGGCACGTACGCCTTGCCGTTCTCGGTCTGCACGTAGAAATCGTCGAGGCTGGTCCAGTCTCGGACGATGAGCACAACGTCGTCCTCTTCGACGAACGGTCGAACCGAGGTTCCTCCGTCCATCTGGATGATGTGGATCTTCCTTGGCAGCACCACGTCGCCCGCCCGCAGCCCTCTCTCCTCAAAATCAGAACCGACGGCGTCGAGCAGCATGAATTTCGTCGTCTCCTTCGTCTCGTCCGTCCGCACGATGGACGAGGAGGGGGGCCGGACGACGATGCGGCCGATCGCCTGACCGCGTCGGGGTTCGAACTTCATGGGGCTTTCTCCTTGAGCTTTGGGGTGGGGTCGTCGAAAGGCGGCATCGTCACCGCGGCGCCGCGCAGGGTTTCGAGCTCCGCCTGGCATGCCGCGAGATCCGCGACGATGGCCGAGAAGGTTTCCCGGCTCGGCGCCGTGTACGGCTGCGCGAGCTTGGAGGCGACGGGCGGTGCCAACTGGTGGGCGGCGCTGAGGATCACGAGCGCCGACATCCGGATCTCGCGATCGGGGCAGTCGGGCAGGCAGGACTCGGTCTCGACCGATTCGGCGGGGCAGCCCGTCATGTGCGCGCAGCGCGCGAGGATCTCGGCCGCTTGCTTGCCGGCAATCTCCAGGGCGACCTTGCTCTTCCAGAGCGCGAGCTTCTGGCCGAACCAGACCCGATTGTCGACGGTGGTGCGCGGTTCAGGGCCGAACCCCATCATGTGCTGCGAACGGTTCATGTGGTCACTCCGTCCGGTTCGCGGATTCGAATGTAGCCATCGCTCGGCTGCCTGGCCGCGGACTGCGCCGCCTGCAGGAGCACCGATCGCATCCACACGGAGACGCGCACGCCGCAGTGCTTCGCACGTTGGCTGATAAGCCGCCGCTGTTCGGGGGTCATTTTGATCGTCGCAACCTCGGTATAGATGATGGCTCGCGATGACATCCCTCGGACCTACGCCGGGAACTCTGCGGTAGTGCGTGTGACCTCGTCAATCGATCGACGAGCGTCCACGCACGATTCTTCGCATGGTGTAGACACCGTGATCGCATCGTGGAAACATGAACTCCAGAAACCGATGCCCACCATCCCCGCCGCGACCCTCCGCCGCCTCTCCGCCACGCACGACGTCGACCCCCGATCGATCTTGCGCGAGCTGCGCGAACCCGGGAGCGTGCGTGGGATGGCCGGCGAGCGGGCGAGAAAGGCCGTGGGCGCGTACCAGGCAGCCAAGAACGGATCCGAGACACAGACAGCAGCGGCAGCGCGAATACGGTGATTTTCCGGCATTTGCGCTAGAATTATGCAGCCGCTACACTAGACGACCATGACCCGCGAACTCGCCCGACTGATTCGAGAGTCGCGCCCGATGACCGAGGCGGAGCGCGAAGAGCAGTCGCGCAACTTCGTCGTCGGAAACATCGGCCTGGAGAATCCTCGGGTAACGCGTGAGATCGTCGACATCGCAGCGGAGAGGTTGCGCGAACGCCGCCGCATGTCCGGCTAGTGGGGTGGGGGTACGACGACGATTCGGACGAACCCGAGATCCGTGAGGCCGAAGGCGGCCTTGAGCAACTGCGGATGGTACGACAGTGGATGCGTCAATCTCTACGGTCACCTGCGTACCGAACGCTGACGCCGCGGATGATCCTCCGCCTTCATCAAGTTGCAATGCAGGATATTCTTCCGAACGCCGGTCGATGGAGAACAAGCGACGTCGAAATCTTCGGATCGCACCATGAGCCTCCGCCGTATGTGGACGTCGACCGTCTTGTGCAAGACGTGTGCACCTTCGTCAACGAGTACGATGCCGAGGACGAGAGTGAAGCGATGTTTCTCGCTGCCTTCGTCATGTGGAAGATCGCGTGGATTCATCCGTTCGACGACGGCAACGGTCGAACCGCCAGGGCCGTATCCTACTTGATCATGTGCCAGAGACTCGGCAAGGAACTCGGTGGCGAAAGTCCCGTACCGCAGCGAATCAAGTACGCTCCCATTGCATACGTCCGAGCGCTGGAAGCCGCTGATCGCGCTTGGGCCTCCGGAGTCATCGACGTGTCACGCCTGCAGCATCTCATTGAGTTCTGCCTCACCGCGCAGCTCCGCAACGACCCTCCGACACTCCCGGACTAGCCCGTGGTACGTTGAACGGCGTGCAAGACGGCATCCACCGCAACGGGCGGCTGGTCATCGGGTTCGGCCTCGGATCGATGCCGCTGCCCGAGTGGGTCGCGACGCGCAACAAGCTCCAGGACATGGATCGCCTCATCGCTTCTGGGCGAGGGGACGCGCTGGTCGACGGGGGCGGCTGCACCGAACCGGGCGGCGGGATCGTGCCCACGCAGCGCACCGCGCTCGAGATGGCGAATCTCTTGCGCGGACGGATGAGCACTGGAGTGGGGCACCTCGATGCGCCGGCGACGGCTGCGCCTCCCCACCCGTCGCCGTGGAAGTACGCCCTGGTCATGAGCCTCGTCTCTACGGCGACCGGATGGGCCCTCGAAGAAATTGCTCGGCGGACGTTTCGGAGGAAGCGAAAATGATCACCGAATCGATTCGATTCCGCGGCCGTGCCGTTGCTGGCTTTCTCGGAGCCGCCGCGCCGCCGCAGTCCGCGGTCGTCGCCGCAGTCCTCGCGTACCGCGGCGCGTGGGATCCGTACGTCCTCGGAATGCTCCGAAACATGACGACCGTGGCCGACTCGTTCGACATGGTGGCGGCTCACCCACCGACCGGATTCACCACCGACGAGCTGAAGAAGCTGGGCGCCGCGTACCGCAATCAGGCGCAGACCATGCTCGCGGCGTGGAACCAGTTCGCCGGGCTGACGCCGAACCGGATCGAAGAACAATCCGGCATCATTCTCAAGTCCTGGGAAGACACGATTACGCGGATCAGCAACCTCGCCGCCGACGAAAAGGTCGACAAGTTCGCGCCCGGCATGAAATGGCCGGATCCACCGTCGCCGGACGTGCAACGCAAGGTGCTCACCGACCTGCAGTCTGTGGCCATCGATGCGGACTTTCTCGGGATCCTTGGCCTGGTCGGTTCACGGGGACTCCAGAAAATCGGGAACATCGCGACCGAAGCCCTCGAAGGGGCCGCAGCAGCGGCGGGGAAAGCTGCCAGCAACCTGATCCCGTGGCAGCTCTGGGTCGTGGTCGGGGTGGTGGTGGTCGGCGGTGTCGTCGCGGCGGTCAAACTCGCTCCTGTCGCAGCCGCCGCGTACCTGCCGCCGCGTAGACCAGCCGCCTGAAGCGGCGTACGCTGGTCCGCATGCTCCAGTTCAACGGCCGACCGGTGGCCTGGTTCGGCGTGGGCGCGCCCGATGTCATCGGTCCGGGCATCGCAGCGCTGCAGGCTGCGTTCGCGCAGTACCGCAGCCCGAGAATCACCAATCCGAACAAAGCAGTCGCCGACCTGCAGGCGGCGGGAAACGCGGCGGTCAGTGTCGTGGGTCCCGCCATCGACGCGCTGTCCGGCGGCAGCCCCGACGTCATGAAGAGGACGCAGCTCGTGTGGCAGAAGAACGGAGAGCTCGCGAACATCACGGGGGCTACCGGTTCGGACGTGGAGATGGCGAAGGGGATCGTCCACGACATGATCGACGCCTACCAGCAGGCAGCGAGCCTTGCGGCGTCTCTCGCATCAAAGACGGTGCCGAGAGGATCCGCGCCGCCTCCGAGACTGCCGGGAGGGTCTCCCCCTGCATCCGATGCGCCCCAGCAGGGCGGCTTTCTCGATTGGTTCGCGGAGAACACGACCACCGTCCTGCTTGTGAGCGGTGCCGTCGTCGTCGTTGGAGGCGTGGCGCTGGCGGCGGCCGCCCGCACCCGCGCGACTGCGTAGACGCGCTCGCCGAACCGTCGTACGCTCGAGGGCATGGAACGCATCCAGTTCGGCGGCCGACCGGCTCCCGGGTTCGGCGTGGGCCTCGCGCCGCAGAGCACTTTCGCCAAACCTGCGGCGGAATCGAGCATCCTCTCCGTGCCCGCTGGCAAGGTGGGGGCCTTCGTCGGCGGCGCCGCGATGTCCGCCGCCGCCGCCGCCTTTGCGACGACGTTCTTCGGGGAGGGGACCAACCTCGGCGGCGTCCGCGGCGTCGCCACGCGCCTGCAGCGCAACTGGAAAATCCTCGCTGCCACCGCGGTCGCGGGCGGCGTCGTCGGCGCCGTCGTAAAGTAGTCCCTTGTTTTACTTGACGGGGTAGAGAGAAGCCAGCGTGGCACCGAGCGTAGCCACCTCGGTCAGGTCAATCCCCTCGACGCCAACAAGGACCGCGACAGGTCGCCCGTGCCTGGTCACCAGCACGTAACTGCCTTGTGAAGAGTCGACCGCCTCGCTGAGACGAGTCTTCACCTCGCGCAGCGCCATTGTCCGAGGAACCGTCTTCATTTGCCGAACAGTTCCGCGTGCGACCCAAGGCGTTCGAGTAGCAGCGTGTTCTTGTCTGGCTTGTCGTAGACGAGCAGCAGGTCTGGCCGCACGTGACATTCACGGTGACCGGACCACTCGCCACTCAGCGCGTGGTCTCTGCAGGACTCAGGCAACAGCGCGTCGTTCGACAATGGGACCAAGATCGCTGCGAGTCGCTGATCGAGAGTTGGCCCATGCTGTCCCCGCATCTCTCGCTTGAAGTCACGCTTGAACGCGGTGGTTCGCTCAATCTTCCGCATGCAGATCCGCCAGAAGCTCCTCGATGCTGGCGAAACGCGGCCCTCGACGCGGCTCGCGCATCGCCGCGATCGTCTTGGCATTGGGTACGTTCGCCGCCTCGAAGAGGCGAGGTCTTCGACCGGGGAGACTGGCTGTACCGAAGAACAGTTCTTCGATGTCCTCCGTTCGCAGCGCCCCTCGCTCTACATCATCGGCAAGAATGCGCAGCGCCAACACGCGCACACGTGCGTCCGCCTCGGCCCGTGTGTGGCCATAGGCATGGCAACCGGGCAATTCCCGCACGTCAGCGACGTACCGACCTCCCTCACGGTCGAACTCGATGGTCAACTGCATGCCGCAAATGTAGTCGCGTTTGAGGTCTAGGTCAAGTCGAGACCGGTGAGGTTTAGCTCAGGATCATCGGCTCGCGCGCGTCGCGACCGGTCGCGTACGGAGCCGCGAAGAGGGCGATCATCACCGGCATGTCGTCGCGCAGGTTGATCACGAGCCAGAAGGCGTCCGCCTCCCACGGCAGGCTCGCGACCTTGTGGGCTGACTGGTGCGCGATCGTGAGGGCGTTGATAATTTTGGCGCCGTTGGGATCGCTCCGTTTGGTGTCGACGTAGCGTGCGCGCGGCATCGCCTTGAACCCGGACGGATCGTACTCCGCGGTCTCGAGGACGATGTCACCGGTTCGAAACTGCTGACGCGCCGCGCGGTACGCGCCGAGCACCGCGCCGGGCTCTTGGAAGAGTCGCGTCACGAGGCGCTTGCAGTCGGGGGTCGTTCCGGGGGCGAACTCCAGGGCGGTTGCGAGCATTCCGTCACGGTAGCGCGGGACTCAGCGAATCGTCAACGGACATACCCAAGTATGTCCTGAGTATTCCCTAGTTCGGTGATTGTAGCGCGGTTGAGCCGCGTGGTACCGTAGACACGGACAAGAAGATCAGTCATGCAGAGCGGACCGTTCACCGTCACGAGGGAAGTTGACGCGGGCGAACTCGCCGTGCAGTCGGCGCGCGGCCTCGTCGTACGCCAGCGCGGCGTCCTCTTCGGTGGTGAATCGTCCGAGGTGGATCGTTTTGTAGTCGGATCGGATCGATGCGCGCCAGTTTCGATCTCGAACCCACCACGACACACCCTTGAACTTCGACGAACCTCTACGACTCGGCGAGTTCATCATGTTCTGCTGAGTGGTCGCCTTACGAAGGTTCTCTCTGCGGTTGTCCAGACCGTCTCGGTTGCAGTGGTCTACCTCTTCGGGTGGTTCGCCGAGAAGGTATCGGTGCAAGGAAACGGGAGCCTTCTTTCCGCCTGCGTCACTTGGTGCTCTACCGCGGATGGCGTACCAGGAGTAAAGACCGCCCGCTTTGCTGCGCGAACGAATGGCGCACCAGTTCCACCGAGACACGTCGGCAAAATCGGCTTCGTCGACCAAAGCGAACATGCTCTTCGTCAGTGCGATCCATCGAGCACCGGCAACCGATGGTGGTGGAGTTGCGGTGCGCGTAGCCCGAAGTCTGTTTCGGTAACTCTGCGCGCAACTCTTGTCGCAGAACTGTCTCGGGCTTCTGGTTCCTGCCCGTTTCCCAGCCAGCGACGCGTTGCATTCGAGACAAGCGTGGTACGTTCCCATCGTTCGCCTCCTTCCGTGAGGTCGAGCCAGGCCCCGGCCGGTTGCACGGCGCGGGGCTATTTCAATGCTGGAGGTCTGTATCATGGAATCGAATAAGATTCACGAAGAAGAACTTTGTTGTGGGTATGCCCGATGCCCGACCGTGAAGCTCTTCGACGACGGCTCCGTCGAGCTGATAGATGCCGACACTGAGGCCGGTTCGGTCGGCACGATCAAGCTCCGACCCGAAGCCGCCGAGCGACTCGTCCGCCTCCTGACGACGCAGCGGCGATGATCTTCGTCGCGCTCGTCGGCCTGACCCTCATTCTCGTGCGCGGCACGATCTTCCGGCCGTTGCAGCGGGTGTGGCCCGCGCTTTTCCGGTGCAGCCAGTGCATGGGGATGTGGATCGGTCTCGCGGCGGGCGCGAGCGGAATCGCATCGGTGGACCACGGCCACGGCGTGGATGCCGTCTTGGTCGGCCGCATCGTCGACGCCGTCCTGGTGGGGGCGGCGACCAGTGTTTTGTCGATAGGTACGGACGCCGTGCTCTTGAAGCTGCTCGGCGATCCGGACGAGGAGAAAGTCCCATGAGGCGACGGCTCACCACCCTCCGCGCGAAGCAGGGGCATTCGCAGAACGGCGCTCCAAGGGCCCTCATTGACCTGGCGGTGTACCGGGAACACCGGGCCGTTCAGGATAGTTTCGCGGCACCTTGGGATCCAGCGTACAGCGGCTGGACCAACGCCAGGCGGCCGCGTGATTTCGCCATCAGCTTACGAAACATCAAGAACATCGGGAGCATGGGTCCCTCGGTGGCCGTTGCCCATGCGCTTCCCGCCGACCCGATGACGGAATGGACGGAGCTCGCAAAGAGGGTCCCGATCGACGCGCTCCGTCGGTACCAAGCGCAAACCGACGAAGCCGTCCAGAAGGGTGCCGTTCGCGGCCGCGGCTGCCTGTGGCCGGACCCGGCCATCCGACTCGCCAACCCCCAGACCCCGGCCGGAGCGCACTGGGTGCACATGGCCCTGCAGCTCACGGCCGAGGAGGCGGCGGCCGTGCGGGCCAGCATGAACAAGGTCGTCGAAGATCGAGAATCGGCAAAATTAGGAGAAGTCCCATGCGTAGAAAAATGACGACCTTGAAGTGCAAATCCGGTGGTGTGCAGAACAGCAACGGCGCCGGTCATCCTCGGTCGCTCATCGACGAGTCAACGTACCGCGAGCACCGCAACTTTGTCGCCGTCGACACCCACTGGCCGGCGCAGTTCAGCGGCTGGAGCAACGCGTCCCGCCCGCGCGATTTCGCCATCACGTTGCGGCACGTACGGCCGCTGTCATGAGACGAAAAAAGGAGAACCGATGCGCCGAAAATTGAAAAACCTGAAAAACAAGTCGGGTGCTACCCAGAACGGCGCACCCCGCCAGCTCCTCGACGAGGCGGTGTACCGCGAACATCTCGCGCACATCTCGGGCCTGATCGGACAGAAGGTCTACGACTCGGAGTACTCCGGCTGGAGCTGGGCTTCGCGTCCTCGTGATCAGGCCATCAGTCTGCGATCCCCCAACCAACACGAGTCTCCTCCGGGATAGGTCTTACCTTTACGCGTCCTTTTTTTACCCCCTCAGTCACCGTCATCAAGGCAATCCATCACCATGAGCTTCGTCATCGGCCGCGGACGGACCGCACGCGAGACGTACCCGACCGCACTGGGATCGGGCGGCGGAGGCGGCACGGGCCCGACCGGACCGAGCCAGGGGCCGTCGGGGGCAACAGGAACGACTGGAGCTACGGGAGCGACAGGATCCGGGCCCACCGGCGCGACGGGCCCCGCGTCCACCGTCACGGGGCCGACCGGCGCGACGGGTCCCGCAGGAACCGCATCGGGCACGGGTGCCACCGGTCCGACGGGAGCCGCGTCCACGGGCGCTACGGGAGCGACGGGTGCCACCGGTGCCGGATCGACGGGACCAACCGGCGCTGGTGGTCTCACGTTGCACGTGCTGAATTTTACGGGAGCCACCGGAGCGTGGGTGGTGCCCGCAGGAGTGACGGGGGCCAGCTACGAAATCTACGGCGGCGGAGGAGGCGGCGCCGGAGCTCAGGCTGGAGCCACGAGCGGAACCGGATCCAATGGGGGAGGGGGAGGCGGCGGATCGCTGCTCGCCACCGGGGTGATGACGGGGTTGACTCCCGCCGATTCGCTCACGATCGCCGTGGGTGCGGGGGGTGCGGGGGGTGCGGCCAACACCAACGGGTCGCCCGGCGGAGAGTCATCCATCGTTTCGCTGGCTCACGCCCTCACGTTAGTCGTCGCAGCGGGCGCGTCCGGCGGAACCGCCATCGGATCGGGCGACGCATCCGCAGCGCCCGGCGGAGGGCCTCCGGTGACCTCCCGCGCCACCACCGTCACGAACTTCCTGCCCATGAGCACTTCACCCGCTCAGGGTGGATCGGGAGGAGGGTCGGGCCTGCTGCTCGTGGGCAATACCGCCGCCCTCGACGGCAACGACAATCCCGACAGCACCGGGCAGCATGGCGGCCTCGGGGGCGCGACCGGCACTGCATCCCCCGGATCCCCCGGCTTCGGCGGCGGCGGAGGTGGGTGCGGACCCAACATCTTCGGCGGTGCGGGCGACGGGGCCACCGGCGGGGCGGGGGGTAACGGAGGATCGACCACGGGGGTCAACGGCAGCCCAGGCAACAGCGCCGTCGCCAACAGCGGATCGGGTGGCGGGGGTGGCGGAGCCGGAGGCAACGGAACGGTTACTCCAGGCACCGGAGGGGCGGGCGGCAACGGAGGCTCGGGAGGAGTGCGCATCGCGTGGCTCGCGTGAGAGGGAGATCCGAATGAGTTTCATCATCGGCCGCGGACGGACCGCACGCGAGACGTACCCGACCGCACCGGGATCGGGCGGCGGTGGCACGGGGCCGACCGGACCGAGCCAAGGGCCGACCGGAATGACCGGGGCGACTGGTTCGACGGGTGCAACCGGTCCGTCCACCACAGGCCCGACCGGTGCAACAGGGGCTGCATCCACCGTAACAGGACCGACGGGATCGACCGGTCCGTCCACCACCGGCCCGACCGGAGCGACAGGCGCCGCATCGACCGTCACGGGACCGACCGGCGCGTCGGGCGCCACGGGACCGGCGGGTAGCGCCACCAACACCGGCGCAACGGGAACCACGGGCCCGACCGGAAGCACGGGGGCGACGGGTGCCGCATCGACAGTGACAGGCCCGACAGGGGCGGCATCCACCGGAGCCACCGGGAACACGGGACCGACCGGAGCAGCATCGATCATCACCGGTCCGACGGGAGCCACAGGAGCGCTCGGGACCGGTCCGACGGGAGCGTCTGGGCCGACGGGAGCCGCATCCACCGTCACGGGGCCCACGGGATCGACGGGATCGACCGGGCCCGCAGGCAGTGCAACCAACACAGGCGCGACAGGAACCAAAGGTCCGACCGGAAGCACGGGCCCAACCGGAGCCGCATCCACCGTCACCGGCGCGACCGGGGTGACGGGACCGCTCGGAACCGGACCGACAGGAACCACGGGCGCCGCATCCACAGTCACGGGACCCACGGGCGCATCGGGCGCGACCGGCCCAGCAGGTAGCGCAACCAATACCGGTGCGACGGGACCGACCGGCACGACGGGATCCACGGGTCCGGCAGGCACCGCGTCCAACACCGGCGCCACCGGCGCCACCGGACCGACGGGAGCGGGAGCAACGGGACCGGCAGGCACCGCGTCCAACACCGGCGCGACGGGAACCAAAGGTCCGACCGGAAGCACGGGACCGACGGGAGCGTCCGGCGCAGCGACCAACACCGGCGCGACGGGATCGACCGGCCCAACGGGTTCAGTGGGTCCGGCAGGCACCGCATCGAACACCGGCGCCACCGGGACGACCGGTCCAACGGGATCGACGGGATCGACGGGGCCTGCGGGCAGCGCGACCAACACAGGTGCGACGGGAACTTCGGGCCCGACCGGAAGTACGGGTCCAACCGGAGCGTCCGGTGCAGCGACCAACACGGGAGCGACCGGCCCGAGCGGGCCGACGGGATCCACCGGTCCGGCGGGCACTGCGTCGAATACAGGCGCCACGGGGGCCACCGGCCCGACGGGAGCGATGGGATCGACCGGGCCGACGGGATCCACCGGACCGATCTTCCCGGGAGCGAGTTTCGTCGCCACTTCTTCGCAACCGTTCGTCGTGCCGCCGGGCATCACGACCATGCGCGCGACGATCGTCCCCGCCGGAGGTGGAGGCGCGGGCGGCAACGGCGGCAACGCCAGTGCGGACGGATCGAACGGAGGGGGAGGCGGCGGCGGAGCGCTCGAATCCACGCAGGTGATGATCGCGGTCATCCCCGGCGACACACTCCAGCTCACCGTCGGACTCGGCGGCGCAGGCGGGGTGGGTGGTGCGGCCCTATTGCCCGGATCGAACGGATCGCCGGGCGGCCTCTCGAGCGTCGCCTCGATCGCACACCTCACGGTCTACGCGCAGGCGGCCGGGGCCTCCGGCGGGTCGGCTGCCCAAGATCTCGTCAGTGGCACCGGCCCTGGTGGCGGTCCTCCCGTCACAGCCGACGGGCTCACGGTCGTAAACATCGGTCCACTCGCGCAGCTCGCGCCCGCGCAGGGCGGGTACGGCGGGTCGGCCGCATTCACGAACACAGCGACAGCCTCGTTCGGCAACGACAACCCGGCGGGATACATCGGGGGTGCGGGCGGCGCGAACGGGTCGATCATCTCGGGTCAGGCGGGCGGGTTCGGCGGCGGCGGCGGCGGCGGCGGTCCGCTGGGGATCGGCGGCGCCGGAGGCGCTGGCGGCAACGGTGCGGCCGGAACCGGTGTCGCTGGGTCAGCAGGATCCAACGCGCCCGCCAACAGCGGCGCAGGAGGAGGAGGCGCTGGCGCGGGCGGCAACGGTTCCACGGGCGGCGTGGGCGGCACGGGCGGCAACGGCGGCAGCGCGGAGATCATCCTCGAGTGGGGTGCCGGCATTCAAGGAATGACCGGCCCCACCGGACCGTCCGGTGGCCCGATCGGGCCGACCGGTGCAACGTCGACCGTCACGGGACCGACCGGAGCATCGATCACGGGTCCGACCGGTGCCGCATCCACCGTCACCGGACCGACGGGCGCCACCGGCCACGCGTCCACAGGCCCGACGGGAGCCACATCCACCGTCACCGGCCCAACGGGTGCAACAGGACCGCTTGGAACCGGCCCGACGGGAACGTCAGGACCGACGGGTGCTGCATCCACAGTCACGGGACCGACAGGTGCGTCGGGGTCGACCGGACCTGCAGGCAGTGCATCGTCCACGGGTGCGACCGGACCGGCGGGCGCCACCGGCGCCATCGCCACGGGACCGACGGGAGCCGCTGGAGCCGCATCAACCGTCACCGGCCCGACCGGCGCGACGGGGGCTGCATCGACCGGAAGCACCGGCCCCACCGGAGCAGCGTCCATCGTCACGGGGCCAACAGGGGGTGCGTCCACCGTCACGGGTCCGACAGGAGCGGCGTCAACAATCACCGGTCCAACGGGGGCATCGGGATCGACCGGATCCACGGGACCGGCGGGCGCGGCGTCCGCCACGGGAGCGACCGGACCGACAGGCGCCACCGGCGCGACTTCGACCGGACCCACGGGAGCGGCGTCGACCGTCACCGGTCCAACGGGAGCGCTTGGAACCGGGCCGACGGGGGCTGCATCGTTCGTCACAGGCCCGACAGGGGGCAAAGGATCGACAGGGCCGACGGGAGCCGCATCGACCGTCACCGGACCGACGGGCCCTTCAGGTCCGACGGGTGCCGCTTCGACTGTGACCGGACCGACGGGGACGACCGGTCTGTCGGTCACCGGCCCGACCGGTGCGGCATCCACGGTCACTGGACCGACCGGATCGACGGGCACCAAAGGAACCACGGGTCCGACCGGAGCGGGAGCCTCGACGGCGACACTCAAGTCGCAGATATTCACCGCGGGAGGGACCTTCGCCGTCCCGGCCGGCGTTACGACGATGCAGGCGTGGGGCTACGGCGGTGGCGGCGGAGGGGCCTGCGGTGCGACGGGTCAAGTGGGGACCAGCCAGTCGTACGGGGGTGGCGGTGGTGGAACCGCCACTCCGCAGTATGAACCCATGATTTCGACCGTTCCTGGGGACGTGCTCACCGTCAGCATCGGTGCGGGCGGCGCTGGCGCCGGCGCCGCTTCCAATGCCAACGGAGGCCGTGGCAATGTGTCAACCGTTTTTTCTGTCGCGCACGCCACCACGTACGCCGAATTTCCTGGCGCTTCTGGCGGGACCAACAACCCGCTAAGCGTTGCGACCTCCGCTCCTGGGGTGGCTGGCGGTGGACCCCCCATCACTTCCGGCGCAGCCACCGTAGAATACCTTTTTTACAGTGTTGCCCTCGGGCAAGGCGGTCCAGGCACGGGTGGCAGTGGTTCGCCTTTTGGTGCAGGACTCGATAGCGCGGTTGGTAGCTCAGGAGGAGCCGCAGGTGCTGCGGGAGCTACCTCCACGGGCCAGATGGGCGGTCTCGGTGGTGGTGGAGGCGGTGGCAGCAACCTCATCGGCGGCAGCGCGTCGCCCGGTGCGGCCGGAGGCAACGGAAACGCCGTCTCAGGCACCATAGGCGGTGACGGTGCCAATGCAACCAATGCGCTGGCGAACTCCGGCAGTGGTGGCGGCGGTGGTGGCGGCGGAGGATCGGGCAGCTCGGCGGGTGGTGAGGGTGGCGGGGGTGGAAATGGGGGTAGTGGTCTCGTCGTCCTGATGTGGGTGGGCTAACTCGATGAGCTTCGTCATCGGGCGAGGGCGACGCGCAAGCGAGACGTACCCGACCGCGCCTACGGGTGGAAGCGGTTCATCCGGACCGGTCCCGTGGACGAGGCCGAACGCCAACATCTACAACGCACCGAGCTCACGGAATCAATGGATCCTGCTCACCTCGGAGAGCGCCGTCAACCTGCCCTCCGCCGCGAGCGTCCAAGAGGCCGACGTGGTCGTCATCAAAGTGCGCAGCCTGGACAACCCGTGCGTGGTTACCCCGAGCCCGCCGATCACGATCGAGAACCCGGCCGCTCCGGGCGACTTCAGCGCCACCAGCGTTTCCTTGTCCACGAGCGGCGAAGTGGCGCGGTGGAAGTACACCGCCAACTCGGGCCAAACCGGCGCCGAGCAAGCCTACATCCTCTGGTGATCGGGTGATTATCCACCTCTGGGGAATCGGGTGAGTTTCATCGTCGGTCGCAGCTAAGTATCTCCCGATTGACGGTGGGTGACAGTCCGGTTTACGGTAGCCGGAATGCGCCGTTCGGACCTCGAGAGGATGGCCATGCAGCCGCCGTACGCGGCCGGCGATGGGTAAAAGAGTGCATTCGTTCGTCATCGGCGGCGCCGGCTTCATCGGAAGCCACCTGGTGGACCAGCTCGTCGAGCGCGGTCCCGTCACCGTGTTCGACAACCTGAGCGTCGGCAAGTCGGCGTTTCTCGCCGAACCGATCGCTTCCGGCCGGGCGACCCTTGTGTGCGGGGATGCACTCGACTTGCCTGCGCTCGCTGTGGCCATGCAGGGTCACGACGTCGTCTTCCATCTCGCCGCCAACCCCGAAGCGCGCCACGGCCTCACGAACACCCGGCTCGACCTCGAACAGGGGACGATCGCCACGTACAACGCGCTCGAGGCCGCCCGCCTCGGCTGCGTGAAGCGATTCGTGCTCGCGTCGAGCGGAACCGTGTACGGCAACGTCTCTGTTCCGTGCGGAGAACGGGATCTCGGGCACCTGCCCATCTCGCTCTACGGCGCCAGCAAGCTCGCGAGCGAGGCGATGCTCGCCGCCTTCGTGGAGTGCTTCGCCCTCGAAGGGGTTATCTGTCGGTTTGGCAACGTCGTGGGCTCGCGTGGCACGCACGGCGTCCTTCTCGATTTCTGCAAGAAGCTCAAGGATCATCCAGACCATCTCGACGTGCTCGGCGACGGCCACCAGTCCAAGCCGTACCTGCACGTCCGCGACTGCGTGGCGGGCTTGCTCTTCGTGCTCGATCACACACAGGGTGGAGCGCTACGGCCGGCAATCTACAACATTGCGCCGCCCAACTCGACGAGCGTGGCGCGGATTGCCGAGCTGTGCGTTGCGGCCTCGCCGAACCCGTCCGCGCGCATCGCGTTCGGCACGGACGTGCAAGGGTGGCGAGGGGACGTCCCCCACTCGTGCCTGAAGCCGGACAAGTTGGCGGCGCTCGGGTTTCGCGTGACTCGCTCGTCCGATGAAGCGGTGCAGCTCGCCGTAACCGAGATCGCCCGCGAAGTGTTCGGAGGCTGATGGGCATGGAGCACTATTTCAAAGAGATCCCGGGCTTCTTCACGTTCCCGGACTTCTACGCGTGGGTGGCCGGAGAGATGATCGGCAAGCCGTCGCCGCACCTCGTGGAGGTCGGCATCTACCACGGGCAATCCGCCGCCTTCTTGGGGGTGGAGCTGGTCAACCGAGGCGTCTCGGCTCAGGTGGATCTCGTCGACCAGTTTCACGACAGCCCTCCAGAAACCGTGATGGGCCGGCTCGCCAAGATTCCCGTGGCGTGGAGAATCCAAAAGGGTTGCTCGTGGAATGTCGCAGCCCGTTATCCCGATGAGTCGCTCGACTTCGTCTTCCTCGACGCGAACCACGACCGCGATAGCATCTCCAGAGACATTGACGCATGGCGACCCAAGGTCAAAAAGGGTGGCCTGCTCGCCGGACACGACTACATCCACTGGCAGAATCCAGAGTTCGGCGTCGTCCGTGCCGTCAACGAGCGGTTCGCCCGCTTCGAGGTCTGGCCCGGGATCACCGACGGTGGAGATGCGCAGATGCAGGGGCACTTCTTCCCCTGCTGGTGCGTTCGGTTATGAAAACGATCGAGCACTTCTACAAAACCCTGCCTGGGTACTTTACGTTCGAAGACTTCTACGCCTGGATTGCCAAGCGAGTGCCAGAGAAGGCACGCTGCGTCGAGGTGGGGGTCTTTGCCGGTCGGAGCGCGGCGTTTCTCGGTGTGGAGCTCTCTCGCGCCGACAAGGGCGCCACGCTCGATCTCGTGGATCAGGGGTTCAACGACCTGGGCACGGACGGAATCCGCCGCGCGCTCGATCCGATCGCGCATGCAATCGATCAGGTGCATCTCGGCGCATCCTGGGAAGCGGCCAGCTTCTACGCCGATAAGTCTCTCGACTTCGTGTTCCTCGACGCCGGCCATGAACATTCGGATGTCCAGAATGACATCGTTGCCTGGGGTCCGAAGATCAAATCGGGCGGGGTCCTCGCGGGGCACGATTTCACCTGGGAGTATCCCGGCCTGGTTCGAGCCGTTATCGAAGCGTTTGATCATTTCAACATCTGGCGCGGAAGCCAATTCACAAACGGGCTCTATTACCCGGTGTGGTACGTCGAGGTGCCATGAGCGCGCAACTTGTTGTCGTCTCGACTTGCTTTCGCGCGTCGCCCACCGACCGATGCCGCCACTCGGTCGCAGCCCAGACGGTCCCGGTGCGGCACATCTTCATCGAAGCCGCGTCGCAGCCGACTCCGAAGACGCACTCGGAGAACCTCGTCGACTCGGTTTCTGACCTCGATCCGGATGCCGTTGTCTTGCAGCTTGACGGGGACGACTGGTTTGCGCACACGACCGTTGCGGCGCGAATCGCCCGCCTCTATGAGGACCCGGCCGTGTGGCTCACCTACGGGTCCTTCGCGACCGAGGACGGTCGCACCCACGCGACGAACGCCCCCTACGCACCGGACGAAGACGTGCGTACGGCCCCGTGGCGGTGCTCGCACCTGAAGACGTTCCGGGCAGGCCTCTTCCAGCGCATCGACCCCTCCGACCTGAAGCTCCCGGACGGCACATGGACAGGACGCGCGGTCGATCACGCCACGATGTTCCCGATGGTCGAGATGGCGGGATGGGACCGCACGCGGTGGGTCGAGGACGTCTTGGTCATGTACGGGGAATCCGGAACCGACCCTTCCGGAGGAGCGCCCACCTTGGCGGCGGATCGGTTCTTCCGGAGCAAGCGCAGGTACCCGCGCCTGGCGAGTTACCACCGTTCGCGCCGCAACCTGGACGGCATCTACGACGCCCACTTCTTCGACGCATACCAGGGTCTCCAGAAAGCGGACATCCGAACCGCCGCAGAGATGGTCTTTCGTCTGCTCTCGCCCCAGAGGGTCCTCGACGTGGGGGCCGGTCCGGGGCAATTCGTGGGCCGATTGCGCGAACTGGGCGTGGATGCGTGGGGGCTAGAAGGCTCCACGGCCGCCTTCGACCGGGCAGACGCCGCCGTCCGACTTTACCTATGGCAGGAGGACATCACGGCGGGCGATGCGGCCTTTGGGGCGTCGCCTCCCTACGACCTCGTGACGTGCATGGAGGTGGCCGAGCACCTGCCGGTAGAGGACGCAGACACGCTCGTGTGCAAGCTCTGCAGGGCATGCGCGCCGGGTGGTTCGATCCTGCTGACAGCCGCACCGATCGGCCAAGGGGGCCACGATCATATCAATTGCCAACCGCCGACGTACTGGATCACGAAGTTCGGCGCGGAGGGCTTCTCGGTTGACGAAACGAGGACTGCCGCCGTGAAAGCCGAGTGGACGAAACTCACTCGAATGCCGTGGTACGGGGACAACGTCCTCATTTTCCGAGCTTCGTGATGCCGCGCATCTTGCTGGGTGTCCCCTGCTTCGCGGAGCCTCGCGAGCTGCTGACGCGCGCCCTTCGATCCTTCCTGGAGGACGAGGTCGCCGTCGTGGCCGTGGACAACGGTGCGGCGACCGACGTGAAGGCCGTGCTGGCCGAAATGGAACCGTCCATCGAAATCCTCCGCAACCCAACGAACATCTACGTGAACCCGGCGTGGAACCAGCTTGCCGCGCATTTCCTCGCATCCGACTCGGAGATCCTCGTCCTCGCGAACGCGGACCTCATCGCAGCCCCTCACTGGTCCGCCTCCCTGCTGCTGCGCCGCGACCACTCGCGGTCCAAGGGCGACCGAGAGTTCTGGTTCGGACGAGCCCTCTCGAGCGTGAACGAAGCCTCGCGCGCGCAGACCGCATCCATCGATACGGTCGATGGTTCGTCGGGCCGATCGGTCAGCGGCGCCTTCTTTGCAATGACGCGGGAGGCGGTGTCCATCGCGTTCCCGATCCCGCCGGAGCTGCTCATCCACTGCGGCGATGACTGGATCCATTCGCTGCTCTCGGAGGCTGGCTTTCGGCAGCGAACGCTTTACGGCATGGCCGTGTGGCACGAGGGATTCGTCAGCGGCGGCCACGTGCCCGAGTTTCATTCCATGACGGCGCACGACCGGGTTGCGTGGTCTCGGCTCAGCAAAGCCTGCAGAAGTCTTGGAGAGATCGAACGCCAGTACGTCGCTGCCCGGGACACCCCGTCGGACATCCACGAGCACATCCCGATGCTCTCGATGTACGCCAAAGACTGCGAACGCGTGACGGAGTTGGGGGTCGGTCTGTCGACATGGGGTCTGCTCCACGGCCGGCCGAAGCGGATGCGCTGTTACGACATCCGGGACAAGGTGAATCTTCAGAAGAAGGTGGCCACAGAAGCGGGGATCGATTTTGATTTCCAGCGAGTGAGCTCGCTGTCGGTCGGCATCGACGAGACCGATCTTCTGTTCATCGACACGATCCACACCTACGCGCAGCTCCGGCAGGAGCTCGCCCTGCACGGACCGAAAGTACGCAAGCACATCGTGCTGCACGACACGGAGACCTACGGCACCCGCGACGAGGGCGACGTCGGTCCCGGCCTCTGGCCCGCGGTCGAAGAATTCATTGCGGCGCATCCGGAATGGGGGATCGAGGTCCGCCTGCACAACAACAACGGCCTCACGGTGCTGACGCGCACCCAGCGCACCCGCATCGTACTCGGCGTACCGTGCTTCGCGGAGGATCACGATCTCCTCGTGCGCGCGCTCCGGTCGTTCTGCGAGCCGGGGGTCGACGTCGTGGCGATCGACAACGGCGGCGCGCCGGCTGTCAAATCGGCGCTCGACGAAATGGGGGCCACCATTACGGTCCTGCGCAATCCGGAGAACGTCTACGTCAACCCCGCCTGGAATCAGCTTGCCGCACGGTTTCTCGAGTCGAACGCCGAGATCCTCGTCATTGCGAACGCCGACCTCGTCGTCAGTCCAGGATGGTCTTCATCGCTGCTCCAGCGGTTCGACCGCGCGCGCGGCCGGCGAGAGGTCTGGGTGGGTCGACGGGTCGGCACCGAAGCCGAAGCCGCCGGCGCCGTGCGGCCGTCCGGAGAATCGACCAACGACCCAAAGCACACGGCCGGAGCGTTTTTCGCCCTGACACGGGAAGCGGTCACGATCGCGTTCCCGATCCCGCCGGAGCTGCGCCTCTGGTACGGCGACACGTGGATCCAAACCGTGCTCGCCGAAGCGGGCTTCCAATCGGTCACGTTGCGCGACGTCGTCGCATGGCACGCGGAAAAGGTCAGCTCGAGTCGGCTGCCGGAGCTCGCGGAGATGGTGACCCGCGAGGGCGTTGAGTGGAACGAGCGGCTCCACGCACTCGCCAGAGAGCGCGGATCGTCTCAGAAGAAACGTCCCGAAAGACCGACCCGGATGGATGATGTGCTCACCCTGCTGAAACGTCCGATCTCCAGCACCCGTTTTGTCTCAGCGTTCTTCCGGCTGCGGGATCGAACCGTGGACGAAGACGCGTATTTTCGATGGTTCTCCGAGCTCGCCGCGAGCGGCCTGCCGATCCTCCTCTTTCTCGACCGGCAGCTCGCCGAGCGAGCGCCCAAGCACCCGAACGTTCAAGTGGAACTGACCGACCTCGAATCGTTGTGGCCGTTCCAGCACGACGACGGCACCCGAACGCTTCCGGGCACCCGCTCGTCAGAAAAGGACGCGCGCGGTTCCCTCTTGCTCATCAACGCCAAGCTCGATCTCCTTGCGCTCGCCCGCGAGCTCGACGACTCCTCTTCGCATTTCGCCTGGATCGACTTCGCGGTGATGAAGGTCGTCAAGAATCCGGCGAGCTTCCTCGACCGACTGCGTGCGCTCCATCCCCCGTCTGTATGCGTACTTGCACCGGGCTGCTGGAATAAGGAGACCGCCGCAGCGCGCGCGACCGACGACGACGTGAACTGGCGATTCTGCGGTGGCTTTCTGCTCGTCGACCGCGAATCGATCCCCGAGCTCGTCGAGCGCTACCACGCCGTTTTCCGGCGGATGCAGCAGATCACCTGGGAGGTCAACACCTGGGCTGAGATGGAACGAGAGGGCCAGCGGTTCGACTGGTACCAGGCCGACCACGACGACAGCATCATCGATATTCCACGTGACGGAGACACCCCCATGAATCGGCTTGAACGCCGTGCCACCGCCGCCCGCGGCAAGCACAAGGAGGAGAAATCGACGGTCACCCGGATCTGCCTCGTGATGATCGTCAAGAACGAGAGCGCCATCATCGAGCGGTGCCTCTCGGCCGCGCTGCCCTTCATCGACAAGTGGGTCATCACCGACACCGGATCGACCGACGGGACATTCGAGACGATCCAGCGGTTTTTCAAAGAGCACCAAGTCCCCGGCAAATTGGTCCGCACCACGTTCAAGAACTTCGCCCAGGCCAGAAACGAGTCGCTCGAGGCAGCACGAGCGTACGACGGATGGGACTACGCCCTGCTTATCGACGCCGACATGGTGCTCCGGGGGTCGCTGGACAAGCGGGCGCTCACCGCGCCCGCGTACCGGCTCCAGCAGTTGACCGGAGCCCTTCACTACTGGAATACGCGGCTCGTTCGGCGCGACGTGGTCGCGCAGTACGTCGGCGTCACTCACGAGTTTCTCTCTGTTCCCGGCGACACCCCGCCGAACCTCGACTCGTGCTCCATCGACGACCGCAACGACGGCGGGTCGAAGGGCGACAAGGGCGATCGGGACATCCGCCTGCTCATGGACGGCCTCACCCGGGAGCCGGACAACGCCCGTTATATGTTCTACCTCGCGAACACCTACCGCGAGATGGGACGGCAGCAGGAGGCCATCCAGTGGTACACGCGCCGGATTGCCGCCGGCGGGTGGGACGAAGAAGTCTGGGCATCGCACTACGGCATCGCGCGCAGCCATGCCGCGTTGAACGACGAGCCGGCGCTCGTCCTCGCCTGCTTCGACGCCTACAACTTCCGACCCACCCGCGCGGAACCGCTGGCGCTGCTCGCGCGGTGGTGGCGCGAGCACGGCAAGAGCGATGCGGCGATCCTCCTCGCCGAACAGGTCGCACGGATGCCCTGCCCGGACGAAATCCTCTTCGTCGAGAAGGATGTCTACGAACGCAAAAACGCGCCCGATGTCGCCATCAGCGGGTTCTACAGCAAGCTCCCCGCGCGCCGGCAGGCCGGCTACGACGCGTGCGCCCGACTGACCATCGACCGGGACGCCAACGTGCGCGGCGAGGCCCGAGGGAATTTCGTTCACTACGTCAAGACCGCGCGCGAGCTCTGCGGCGCCGAGCTGCGCGCGATCGACTGGAAATCGGACGATGGGTACGCGCCGATGAACCCGTCGGTGCTCGTCGTGGGCGACCGGCGGCTCGTGCTGGTCCGCACCGTGAACTACACGGTCGCCGAGGGGCAGTACCCCACGATCGACGGCAGCGGCATCATCCGCACCAAAAACTGGATCCTCGAGATGAACAAGACGTGGAAGCCGACCGGATCGCCCACACTCCTGACCGACGCGACAGGCCTCCCGCGTACGAGCTACCCGGTCGAAGGGTTCGAGGACTGCCGGCTCTGGCTCGACGGCGACAAGTTTCGCGCGTCGGCCGTCGTCCGCGATCTAGGCGATGGACGATGCGAACAGTGCATTCTCACGATCGACCACGAGTGGAAGATCACGGACGTCCGCGTCATTCGCGACTACGAGCACGACCGCGCGCAGAAGAACTGGATGCCGATCCTCGGGCAACCCGGCAGTTTCCTCTACCTGTGCGACCCGACGATCGTGATCGACTGCGCGCCGGAGAAAACCACCGAGCGGTTCCGCATCACCGATCTTGACGAAAATCTGACTGAGCTGCGCGGCGGATCGCAGGTCATCCCGCACGGAGACAGTTTCCTCTGCCTCGTGCACGAGGTCGTCCACACCCCTGGACGGATCTACCTTCACCGGTTCGTCCGGCTGACCGAGAAGCTCGAGATCCGGAGCATCTCCGAGCCGTTTTACTTCGAGCGCAAGGGCATCGAATTCGCCGCCGGGTTGGCTCGCGACGGCGATCGGTTGGTGGTCAGCTTCGGGGTGAACGACGCCTCGGCGCACCTGGCGTTCTTCGATTCAGCCGCCGTCGATCGCCTCATCTCGACCCAGACTTGACGCTGGCAATCCAGACCGTAACCGACATACCTAAGTATGTCTCAGGTATTACTTAGTCCGGTCACGGATCCTAGTGGTAGCCTGAGTACCGCACCATGAGCCGCATCATGGACCGAGGACGGACCGCACGTGTGGCAACAGGAACCGTGAATGCGGGAGGTGTCGGATGGGCAGTCATTTTGTGAGATGGTTTGTACTGGTGCTCCTTACGGAGTTCTCACCGTTGGTTGCGTGCACGACCCCAGGGGCTCGTCGACCCCATCGTCGCGGCGTGCTCGGGCGATGACTGCCAGAACCAAGCGAACGGCCTGCAGGTGCTCGTCTGCGTCGTATGCGGACGGTGCGGAGACTGTTCGCAGCACGCGCACTGAAGCATCCGCTAGACTGTCGGATGCTCCGTGCCTTGCGCGGCAACAGTGTTCTAGCTGGGAAAACTCGCACTTGACCCGTCAAGGGCGCACTGCGAAACTACCAGACGGAGCCGGATGAGCTACGTCATCGATCGCAGACGGTACGCGCGAGAGTACATTCGGGCGATGGAAGAAAATCGGTTGATGTCCCGCACTTTTGTTGCGCTCGTGTCCCTCGCGCTCCTCGCGTGCAGTCCAGTCACTGAGTCGTCCGACGCTCAGAAATCGGCGGAAGCACAGGTGTCCGACGCCGGAATCCTGGCCGACGCGCCGAATGCGGTGTTTGCTAGGATCTACCGACTCTCGCAGGGGGCGTTGGTCGAATCCGAGGCCGCACCGTACGTCGACCAACGCCCGCAGACGGTCATCGACTACGACGCGTGCATTGCATTTGACGGGAAATGGAGATGCAAGAAGCCCAAGCCGCTGCGCCCGCGATCTGCTGGCGCCTTCAATCCGATCTTCCCGCCCGCCTGGGGAATCTCCGCGTGGTACGTTGCCTCCACCGGGTCGGACACCAACCCATGCACGACGATCGCGCTGCCGTGCGCGACGTTCGGCGAAATCATTACCCATAGACTGGGTACGCAGTCGCCGACGTTGCTGCAGTTCACGGCATTCTACCTCCTGACGCCCCAGATCCCGAACACCGACGTCATCTTCTTCACGCCAAATTACGCAACGAGCCAAGATGCCTCCACCCTAGGTGGATCCGCTCTCTTCGTGACGCCGCAGACGGTCACGACATTCGAGGCAGGGGTGGTCACGCAGCCAGTCATCGTCGAGGGCGGAACTCTGCTCACGGTTGCCGGTATGCCGGATGGCGCGGCACCTGGCCAGCTCCTCGAGAACACGACCGCCGCCGGCCGCCAATCCTACGCGTACATTCTGTCCGTCGACGCTGGATCGGCGACCGTGGAGCAGCCACTGAACTTCGTTCCGCCGTCTCTAGGCGTGAGCACCAACAGCTCGTGGGCGCAAGGCGATACGATCGTACTGGAGAACCCGTCCTTGGCCAACGTCGGAGAGTGGTCCGGTCATGGCAACGTTGGAGTCTCGGCCGTCGCGATGGCCCAGATCAGTGGCAACTACAGCTTCACGAACTATGCGCTCTCATCTCTGCTTGTCCTGTCCAATGTAAGCGGCACATTGAACATTCGGGGCGGAACGGGCATCGCGCAGGCCGAAGGTACAGACGTGACCGGGATAGTCACCGCGGTCTCCGGCAATACAGGATTCGTCGCAGGGGCCTCTCGGTCGGAGTTTGTCTGCACATCCGGCACAACTGCCGTCAATGGCCAGACGATCCTACTGCCGAGTTCTTCCGTGTCCGCCAGTACGTTGGGGTGTGTCGCATCCTACGCCGGCGTATACATGGGAGCGGGCCAATTCAATGTGGAGGAGAACGGAACGGTTGTCCTGAATAGCAACTCCGAGTGGGGCCTTTACTCCATGAACGCCAACTCAGGTGGCAACTTCTACAACTCATTCGGCGCCGCCGCGTGGGCGTCCACGCTTCTCACGAACGGTCCCCTGTCGTTCGGCGGTGGTTCGACCGGTACCGGAAATAGCTTCAACCAGACGACCGGGACGTTCGGGCTAGGTCAGCCGATCACGATCGCGGCCCTGGTCGATGCCGGATCGCTGCTCGATCCGAACACCGGATCGGGTTACATTCTCTCCCATTGAGCGTTGTACGAGAGCAGCAACCGTAGCTACTCCTTCTTGGTACCCACGGGGGTCTTCTTCGCGCCCGGCGTGCCTGGCCGGGTCGGCACCTCATCGGTTTCGAGCGGCACCGAGTGCGGGACGTCGCCAGCGCGGTCGAGCGGAATCTGCCAGTGCGATTCGAAGACGGCACGGATCGCCCCGCACTTGCGGCACCAGAGAAACCGCGATGCTTCGAGACTCCCGCTGCTCGTGCCCGTCCGGACGGTTGCCTCCACACTGCCGGCGGGCCGGTGCCAATACGACGACCCGCACACGCACGTGTCGGCGAGCGGGACGTCGGGCATGACCTTGGAACCTTACCGCATCCAGCAGAGACAGCTTGACCTTGCGCGCGGACCCAGGGCAGGCTCGCCGGATGCTGAAAACAACCCTGCTACTCGGTCTCACACTCTGTTTGGCGGGTCTCACGATCCCGCTCGCGACCCCCTCGGTTCACGCGGGATCGCCGCCACCCACAGCCGAACCAGCAGCCCAAACCGCCACCATCGACACGCCGCCGACGGTCGAACCGCCCGTTGCACAACCGTCACAACCAGAGGACGACCCGTGGTTCGCGCCGCTGCGCGGGCGGGTCGAGCAACTGAGCGACGCCTACATGGACACGCCGCATGTCAGTCGCGGGATTCGGGTGGGTGGAGAGCCAACGGCGACACGCACGGTGCGGCTCGACGCCTTCACCCACGACGTGCTCGGCGCCGTGCGGGCGCGGGCCGGGGAGCTGGCGCAGTTCGGACCGGATGCGGCATGGAAGTACGCGGTGACGCTCGCATGCATCGCACACAAGGAGACACGAATCTCGAGCAACCCGTCGAAACTCGGCGACCAAGACAACGGAAAAGCCGATGGATACTGGCAGATTTGGGAACGACGAGACCATGCCGATCGGTTCAGCGCGGCAACCGCGCTTGACATGCTCGTCCACGAGCCGACTTCGTCGTGGTCGTTGCCGAAGAACCATCCGTGGACCGGGTACCCCGATTGCGCAAAGTGGCTCGCAGCGCATCCGGCGCCGGGGATTGCTGCGGGCGCTACCGCGCCTTAGCTTTCCGGATCTTCGCAGCCTGGAGCCCGCCTGGACATGGTGTCCGGGTGGGCTTTTTTCTGACAGAATCAAGGAGATGAGGATCCTCATCGTCGAAGACGATCCATCCACCCGTCAGGCGCTCGCCACGTTTCTCCGTGGATGCGGCCACGACGTGTCCTCCACGTCCACCTGCGCCGGAGCCGTGCGCCTGCTCGCCGGCGAATCGCCGGAGTTGGTCTTGCTCGACATCGACCTCGGAGAGATGGAGCTCTCCGGGATCGACGTCGCGCGGCTGATGCGAAACGACGACAAATGGAAGGAGATCCCGATCATCATCACGAGCGCCATGCCTCCCGAGGACGTCCGTTCCAAGGCGAGAGAGAACGCCTTCGAGGGGCTGCACCACATCATGCTCGGCAAGCCGATTGGCCTGGACTCGTTGGTCGACCTAATCCGCCGCACACCGGATTGGTGATCGTGCTCTCTTCCTCACCGTCGCGATGATCGTCAGAACCGGTGTGGCGACCATCGACGTCCTGCTTTGGGATACACTGACCCCATGACATTTATCGCTGTGCGCGCACCGACCTGCACGATGGTCGACACCGACACAAAGATCACGAACGGATCGATCCTCGACGCCATCGCCAACCAGGGCTACGGAGGGATCCTCCGCTACACGCCGCTGCCGGGCAACAACCCCAAGGACGACATCGACCCGGATGAGCTCGAACGGATCCTCACGCACCCGGCGCGCTTCCTCGCTGGGTTCATCCAACATCCGCGCGACCCAGGCTGGCATCCGGCGGCGTGCAACCCCGAGGCGGATGCGCTGACCTCCGTGGGGTGGGCCAAGGCCGCGGGCTACGCGCCCGGAACGCACGGATGGTTCGATGCCGAGGGGATGGCGAGCCCCGTGACGGAAGCGGAAGCCATCGCCTACTACAACCCGTACTGCCACGTGCTCGTCGAGGAAGGTTTCCGAGCCGGCGGCTACGCCGGGTACGACGACGCGCTGACCGCCGTCGATCTCTACGACCTGCACGATGCAGATGCGTACTGGTCCGACCTCGCCAAACGCAAAGTGGCCAAACGCGGGACGGCGATCGTCCAGCGCGCGACGATCAGGATCCTCGGTCTGCCGTTCGATCCGAACGACGTGGCCCCGGATCTGCTCGGAGAGACGCCCTACTTCACCCAGGCGGCATGAGAAGGAATCTTCCGATCCGTAACGGTTCTTCTCCTCACACGACCCGAAACCGCTCGCAACTCCGCGATCTTCCTGTTGGCCGCGCTCTTGCGATAGCTGCCCGCCATGAGCGAATGGGGAAATGGACGGTGCCCTTGCTGTCGCAAGCAAACGGAGACCGCACTCGGCCTGCTCTGCAACCGAACGGCGCGCGGGTGGGACAACCTCATGGGTCGCGAGCGCGCCGCAGAGCTCGCGCGCGCCGGCACCTGCCCGTGGTGCGGGCGAACGACGACGACGCCTGCGCGCATCCTGCTCGGACGGTTCGAGCCGCAGCTCCAGGCGTACACGCGGGAGCTGTCGTGGTGAGGCAGTACCTTGTCGAAGAAACCGACGTCGCCATCGTGGAGCGCGCAGCCAAACGCCTCTTCACCGAGCGCCGGCTAACCGGCGACGAGATGCGCAATCTGGCGCAAACCCTCGCGGCGGTCGCGAGTCGCGTTCGGGAGATCCCACTGCCATGAGCCGTTCACGCGGTGGGCGCCGCTGCCGCATCCGATGCTGCTGCGATCGGCCGTCCCCCGTGTCCTTCGTGGAGCTCGCACACGCACGAAGAGAGGCAGTGGACGCGATGGACTCGGAAGTCTGGTGGTGGTTCGAGTGCTGGTCGTGCGGGTATGTCTGCACGTGCGAGGTCTAGGGTGAACTCACTGCTGCGCGATCACCCGTGGGCGTTCGAAGAGGCCGTGCGGCTCGCCGGCCGCGAAGGCGACGAACAAGCATTCGCGCGCGAGCTCGAGGAAGCGATGTGGGCCGGCGACGTCGACCGGCTCTGCGAAATGGCGGGGTGCGGCTGCTGCTGCGGGGAGCACACCTTCGAAGGGTGTCCGTCCCGCGTGTGGGGCGGCTGCCGAGGGCAGGGATCGATGACGCGGGCGGAGCTCGAGTCATGGATGGCACACTACGAGCGATTCCACGGCTTGCCGCGTGAGCAGTTCTAAGTCACTCCTCAAGCAGTTCGTCTAGGCACCTTACCGAGCACACGACGAGCAACTTCGGCGATTCACCCTCGTACGCAGGACCCTCGATGCCGATCCACGCCTGGTCGGAGAGGAGCTGGACCATCTCGGGGGCCTCCGGATGCGGCGAGGTGGTCGAGTAAGCCGTGATCGGTTCCCCGCAGATGATGCAGGACAGCTTGCGCGTGATCTCCTTCGCCCAAGGCATGAATTGGCCACCCTACCCCATGAGAGCGACGGCCGTGGTGGTAACGGCCCCTTTACGGGGCCTCCCACGGGTTGCATTCGCTCTTCTCCATGCGTTCGCGCTGACCAGCCTTGGTGGAGTCGCGGGCATCCGAGAGCCCGGTCCGCAAGAGCGCCGCAATCATCCTCTTCAC